CTGTATACATCTAATGTATTGTTATTATTACTTTTGCGCAACTATAGCATTTCTAATTTAATTTGCTATATTTGCGCAAATGTTTTACGAACGTTTTACGAAAAACGAAATTTGAAAATAACTGTTTTACAACGATGCCTACAGTAAAGATTATAGTTCTTAAACATCAAAAAAGAGAAGATAATACTTGGAATGTCAAGATTAGAATTACGCATGATAGGAAGTCTGCTTATATTGCAACTTCTCATTATGTTGGTATTGATCTGATTAATAAAAAGACTTTCGAGTTGAAAGAACGAAATAATCCTATTTATGATCAGTTAATGATAGACGTCCTAAAAATCAGGGAGGAGCTATCTAAGTTAGGACACACGATAGAACTGTATTCTGCAAAGGGATTGTGTGAGTTGATGAAGGAGAAACTTGCGAATAAACCTGATGGGGTGAATTTTTTTGATTTTGGCTATTCTTTTGCTGAGAAGATGCTGAAAGAAGGTAAGAGAACTGGGGAAAACTATCGTATTGCTGTGCATAAGTTTGAGGAATTTATAGGCAACAGGAATTTACAGTTTTCTGATATAACTTCATCCGTATTGATGAAGTATGATGAATATTTGAGAGGTTTGCATTCAAAACGTGGTATCGGGAACATTTCTGATTCGGGAGTCCGGTTGTATACTTCTAAAATACAGGCTATATTTAATAGGGCTAAATTGGAGTATAATGATGAAGATTTAGGAGTCATACGTATTGCTAACAATCCATTTGCAAAATATAAGATTCCGAAAAATCCAATAACTAGAAAGCGTTCGTTAACCGTTGAACAAATACGGGCAATAAAATCTTATCGTGTTCCCGATAATATGACGGGAGTAATGCTAGCTAGAGATGTGTTTATTATGTCTTTTATCATGGTTGGAATGAACTCTGTAGATATGTACTATGTGGGTGTGCCTAATAATGGACGATTAGAATATGAACGTAGAAAAACTATGAACAGACGTGATGACCGGGCTTTTATCTCAATTAAGGTTGAACCTGAGTTATTGCCGTATTTAGAGAGATATAAAGATTCATTAGGAGATCGTGCGTTTAACTTTTTTGTGAGATATTCTACACATAAACAGTTTGTTCATAAGGTTAATGCTCATTTGAAAAAAGTAGGAGATGAATTAGGAATACCGGATTTGACTCTTTATGCAGCTCGCCATTCATGGGCTACTATTGCCCGAAATGATTGTGGAATATCTTTGGATGATGTCGCCATGTGTTTGAATCATAAATCGGGTCATGATGTCACCGACACCTATATAAAGAAAGATTGGAGTATTATAGATCGTAATAATAGAAAAGTCATAGATTACGTATTGGGAGAATATAAATAGCCCGTCTAAAAACGGGCTATCTGTTGGTCTTATGTATTATATTTGATGTTTGCATAGATGGTAGTTTGTTGTATATTACATATTTTTACAACAAAAAAACTATGATATCTATTTGGGCATTCATTTTATCTATCATTGCGATTCTAGCTATTATTAATATCGCATATTATATTCATACTATGCAAGTTCGCAATCCATATTTAACGGATGAACAGGTGCGAACGATTAATCAATTGAATCGTCAAAGAACACCACTTTTTCGACGTTTGATGTTAGCATTGGTGTTCCTCTTATCACGCCTCGGTTAGGAGTGCATGTATAATATGTATTTTCAGCTCTTAGAATAGCAATAACTGGTTCATTGTTGCTGGTAGAGATTTCTCCCACAGTCTCGGTTATTGTTCTTCCATTATGATTAAAAGTTATACTGTATATTTTTGAATCAGATACAAAAAATCCCAGTGAATTAAGGTACTTCTTAATGTTACTATATATAGGCTCTGGCTCTTTAAAGTCAGGGATAAATAATTTTATATTTGAACGTTCTTGCATTTTGTTATTTATTAATATAGCCCGTTTTTTAGACGGACTATTTATTGGTATTACATATTCTTTTTAACAAGATCAACATATCCGGGGAAGTCTCCGGGATTATTATACAGTTTCTTTGGATCATTCGTCATCTGAATTATTTCCCAGTTTGGTGAAATATATATAAGGTACTCGTCCAAGATTACAGCTCCTAATTTATTCTTTCCTCTAAATTTATAGTTGTATAAATAGGCTACATCTTCATTGACTTTATCGCCCATTGCATTTTGAATAGAATCTATTCCAATAAGTATTATACTATCTTTAGTTATTGAAGAAGAATAATCTAATCCATAATTGGATGCCTCTTTATTGTTTTCAATGCTTTTTTGGAAGTATTCTTTTCGATAGTTTATATTATCAATATACTTTATAGTATCAATGGCTTCCGCAGAAATAAACTCATAACTAGACCAATCATTCATTTCTGTTTTCAGTTTGGCTTCTACTACTTCTCTTACTTTTTTCTCGTTTTGATTACCTGATCCCCCACATGAACAAAGTGCAGTGATTGCACATACTAATAAAATGATCTTTTTCATAAGCTTATTTTCTTTTGGTTGGTGATTTTCTTGTATGAGGTCGTACATAAGTTCCATCTTTTCTATAATATCCTTTTACTTGTACTCGACCTGTACCAGTGGAACGTGAAGGTGAATATGAGGATTTTGTCTTGATTGATTCTGTAAAATCTATTCTTTTTCCTTTAAAGTAATAGGTGGAATCTGTAGAGTTAAAAGTTAGATGTTTTATATCTTTAGAGGATATTTGTATAGGGTTTGATAAATTATAAGTTCCACAAATATATCCTTTATGACTTCCATATTGGGCTTTTTTTACAGTGCTACGACTCTCTTTGATAACTATATGTTTTCCTTTAGGAACATACATATAAGGAAGAAAATTATCTTTTGTAGGTTGTAAATCTATTTTAGATTCTGTTTGATATATATAATATTTACCTGATGAACATCCCGTCATTAATATGGTAAAAATTAATATTAAGAATAATATCTTTTTCATAAGCTAGTTTTTTGATTATCCGATTTTGTTTGATTGTGTGAATTTAAATACTCTACTGCCTTTTGGTACTTTTCATTAAATTCATTCATCTTTTTATTATATATCACTGTGTCTTTAAATAATTCAAAGTCTTCTTTAATATGTGCTTTCTCTGTTTCTGCATTTTCTATAATATCTTTATAATACTCTATGTTCTGTTGTTCAACGACAGAGCGCCATAAGAATATAGGGACCAGTAAAAACAATGAGAGTAAAATATATAATATGCCTGCTTTTATTAGTGATTTTCGCTCGGAAGGATTACAAGGTACTTTTATTCTTATATCTTGTTTTACATGTCCGTTCAGCCTGCGCCCATCTTTATATCTTCTATCTGGTACAAATTGTGCAACTAAAACAGATTTCTTCATGAATACTGTTTTTTGAAAAAATTTCATGATACCAAATATGAATATAATAATAGAAGGTACTACTAAAATAGCAAAAAATAAAGAAACAATATAGAGTACTATTTTAATGCCAGCGTTATATCTAAATAAAGATACTTGAAACCCTTCTGCTTCTGCTCTTAATCTTAATTCTTCGGGGGAGATGACCTCATTGGTTGATTCATCGAAAAATTGGTTATGTGTATTTTTTCCGATACCTCTTATTGGGGTACTATGTGCATTCCCATAAATAGAGTTACTTATCACTTTCCCTCCATCTCGTCCCACTTGATTCACAGCAGACCGTATAAACCCTTTTGCTAAATCTTCAGTAAAATTTCCCATTAAATTTATTGCTATTTTTTATGTTGCCAACAGTAGATGCTTCCTTTTTCTGCATTACGTTTACATTGGTCTCCATCTTTAGTTATTGCCTGACATCTTTGGTTGTCGTCTTCATCACTACATGCTTGCAAAAATGTTGGTAATAAAAAGATTGAAATTAATAGCAGTGCCTTTTTCATAATCTTGTGTTTTAATTAATTTAATATTCGATTGTTATTCTTATTTTATCTTCTTCTAGGTCTAACTGATTCTATAACATTGAAAATCTGTTTTACATCGCACAAATCAATAACTCGATCAGGGTACATATCATTTAATGAATGAATAGTAATAGTGTGATTTTCCACATCATGATCTATAATGCGCTTAACTATGATTCCATCGGTGTGCACTATAACGAAATCCCATTTGCGAAGATGTAATTTGGAAGTTGCCCAAAGGTATGGAGCGATTTCACGACAGTAAAGTCTATCGCCTTCTAGATAGCTTTCTTCGGTTCCATTATTCATACTATCTCCTTTGACCTCAAAGGCTATATAATTTCCATGTCCTTCTTTATCTACTATAAATGGTATTTTAGGTAATTGCTCCATGTAAGATGCGTCTGTGTATCCATCTAAATAACCCGCATAAGCGAATTGATTAACTAACGGGATATAAACCACGTCTTGTTGGATGGGCGTAGCTTCATTATATTGGGGTGTATTATTGGTAGTTTTGAGCATTTCGCCTTCTCCTGTAAGTAGCCAAGTAGGATTTACGTCAGGAATTTTAGACAGTATTTTATCTAAAACACTTTTTCCGATTCCTCTTTTTCCACTAACCCATCCACTTGTAGTAGATGTTTTCTCATTCATGAAATTAGCAAATTCCATGTTATTATCATGGAAAAAGTATTTTCTTACTTCTTTAATCCTTTCAAATACTTCCATATTACAGGTTGAAGATTCGCATTATTGTTAATAAAACTTTTATTTGCGAATTAAATTCGCATAAAATTTGCATGATTCGCAAAAGTGCGTATCTTTGCAACATCAAACAACATCCAACACCACAAAGGTGCAAAGTTTGAGCGAGAAAAGCAAATTTTTTACATAACTAAAAATAGGTAAGACGATGAACGCATTTACATTTTTGACAGAAAACGGAAAATTCAATAACAGTGAGATAATGAAACACGCTCACATCTTGAAAGCGTATCGTCGTATCTCTTTGAGTGAAGCCTTGAAACAGGCTTGGTTTCTGGCAAAGAGACAGCAAAGAGAATACAGAGAGATTGAAGAGGAAAAGAAGTCTTTCAAGCCGGCATTCAATGCAAGCAAGGGAAACGTATTGAAAGCGTTCTTTGCCGGAAATCATGCTGATTATGTAAATCGTGATAGTTCATGGAGGTAATTATGAATACAGAACAGATTAACGACAAATTGGCTTTCCTTCATCAATACGTGAAGGATTTGGAGGGAAGAGACGAAAAGACCGTTCAGTTATTGACCTCTTTTAATAAGCCAAAGGAATGGATCATGAATTACCTCTTCAATTTGGTTAGTGAATACGAATCCCTGTTAGGTTAGAATCTACGAAAGAAGCGAGCGAAACGCTTTCGGGGAGCATTGATTAGTTCTTTGACATATTGGTTCATACGAAAAGAAATTCAACCGTAGCAGAAATGCCGAGACCGGGTTGAAGGTTCGAATTAGTAGCGCATATCACTTGGAAGTCCGAAAAAACGTCTTTATCAGTAAGCATATAGCAGTTAGGCGAGCTATAACGCTATCTAAGTGATTCAACATATAGCCCGTACAGACAGTTGCACTGTTTGCGTGATGTCTTGATCGGATCAAGGTACGGGCGCAAACTTTTAATCCAAATAGTTATGTTTAATATTATAAGAAAACACAGAGAAAAGAAATTAAGAGAAAGGTGTATTAAATATGCATTAAGAATCTCTAATGTGTATACAACTCATTCTTTAATTGATGCGGCAGATAATATTTATAATTATATCAGTAGGCATGAAAGACAATGATGATGTTATTATCATACATATAAAAATAATCATTTTTATATTGGGTTTTATAGCGGGTATATTATTAGGCAAATAATATTTTAATGGTTTTTACTATGTGGGTGTACAGTCTGCGAAGATAGTACACCTTTATTCGTTTGAATTTCGATAAGTCCTGTATCTGACGTGGTACAGGCAAATGGATAAGTGGCGGAATTGGTAGACGCTTAGTTTGATAATACGGCTGACTAGCCTCGAAGCAAGAAAGACGATCGGGGAAGTCAGAACCACAATTGAAACGTACAAACGAAATCTTGCAAATCCCGGTTCAACTCCGGGCTTATCCACAAATAATCAAATAATTAATCTTATGGCAAATAAAAGACTAGAAGTAATCACGGAAAATGTGCTTCGTACTAGAGGGATAAAAGTATCAAAATACCCAGAAAGTGTTTCTAATGGACTTGATGAAATGGAAATTGGGCAAGTTTTTGGTTTCTTACCTAAAAATCCCAATGTACTGAACTCTACAATTAGTAGAAAAAGAAGAGCCTCGTGGAATTGTAAAGAATGGGATGTATTAGGAATAGATCCATTAAATAAAATCTGTTTTGTTAAACGTACATTGTAATGGAACCTTTATCTCAATGTGAGTACCAAGTAGCCCATGAAGTAGCAAAAGGTCATACTCCTGATGAAATAGCGGATTTACTTAAAAAGTCGGTTTGGACGATAAAAGCGCAAATACGGGACATTCATAAGAAACTAGGCATTAATAACAATGTCGAGCTTACTTTATATATGCTATGTGATAGGGCAAAAAGAAATTTCGATCTGAAAGAAATACGAAAGCATGGAATTGAATTTTTCTTCTCTGTATGGTTCTTCATATTAGCTATAACTCCTAATTTCCAAATGGACATGAGAAGGTTAAGAATGCAACGTAAAGTGAGAATGTCGGCACGTACAATGGGCGCAAGAAGGAATAATAATGATTTGATAATAACTAGCATGAATTATGCAGCATAATAAACATTACTATGAAAAAGTTGATAATTAATATTATACTAATTAACATCTTGGCTTTACCCTGCATCCTTACTTTTAATGATGTAAATCAAGATACAGGAGAATGGAATTATACTATTAATCTGATAGGCATTGTATATTCAGTTTGGTTTTATAATTGTATTTTAAAACGAATATTTAAACCGTTAATATAGAAAGGGGATTTTATGATGCGAACCTTACCAGAAGAATTAATTTATAATTTGATAGATTTTGCAAGAGGAATGGGACGTAGGGAAGAACGGATCAACTCCTTTAAAGAATCTCAATTTATATCTCAAAATCAGGCGCATATTCGGTATGGCAAAGGAAATGTTACTAAATGGGTTAAAGCTGGCATAGTGAAGAAATATAAAGATGCTGATGGAAAGTTACGTTCCAGTGTACGATATGATGTGCTTGAACTTGAATCAGCTGCATTTAAATGTAATTATATGAAAGATCTTTCTCCATTAGCCAAAGCAGAAATGAGAGAAATTATTGTCAACAAGTAATTAATTAACCCAATGCCGGATTTAAAGGAGTCCGTAGAGTGCAAGCCTCTGTATTTGAGTTATACATGTTCTAATCCTAGTGTCCGTTGGTTCGGTATCTAGGAACAAAATTTTGTCGTTTAAATTCATTTTTGGAAGCGTCGGTTCGTGAGGATAGGCGCTTTATTTATTTCGATTAACCACTTTAATAATATATATAGTTATGAAAAAAGTAATTGTAAGAGGAGATCGTTCCGGTGTATTTTTCGGAGAGTTAGTAGAAAGAAATGGTAGTGAGGTTAAGCTCGCAAATTGTCGTAGGTTGTGGTATTGGGATGGTGCTGCTAGTATATCTCAATTAGCTGTTAATGGTACGACTAACCCATCTGAATGCAAATTCACAGTTACGGTTCCAGAGATAGAGATTCTGGATGTGATTGAAATTATCCCGTGTTCGGATAAAGCTGTAAAATCTATTGAAAGTGTACCGGTATGGGCAAGGTAATGGAAGATAGAATAAAACAGTTTCTAAATATTGGCGATGGCTATGGCGATGGCGATGGCTATGGCGATGGCTGTGGCTATGGCTCTGGCTCTGGCCATGGCTCTGGCGATGGCTGTGGCTATGGCTGTGGCTATGGCTCTGGCCATGGCTCTGGCGATGGCTGTGGCTATGGCTATGGCTATGGCGTAAAATCCATAAATGGAAATCCTATTTATGTAGTAGATAATATACCTACTATTATCACAAATGTAAAAGGTAATATCGCAAAAGGTTTTATCCTTCATTCTGACTTATCTCTTACTCCCTGTTTTATAGTAAAAGAGAATAATCAATTTTCTCATGGTAATACTCTACATGAGGCATTTGAATCTTTGCAAGAAAAGCTTTATGATGATAGTACAGAAGAGGAAAGGATCCTTAAGTTTAAAGAACATTTCTCTGACTTTTCTAAAAAGTATTCTGCTAAAGACTTGTTTATATGGCATCATGTACTCACTGGGAGTTGCAAGGCTGGAAGAGAAGCTTTTTGCATGGATAAAGGTATAGATGTAGACAATGATAGGTTTACCGTCTATGAGTTTATAGAACTGACTAAAAATTCGTATGGCGGTGATATTATCCGCAGACTATCTTAACTTAATCCCGGTTTGCTTTGATCGGCACTCCGGGAGCAATTTAAACCACTTTAAATAATATAAGATATGGGACTTATTAAGAAACCTAACGAGCTGACCGTTAAGACTACATTGTCAGCACTGATTTATGGCCAACCAGGTATGGGTAAAACAACACTTGCATTAAGTGCTCCTAATCCTGTATTGTTTGATTACGACGGTGGTATTCACCGTGTAAATGCAGCTCATCGTGTCCCTACTGTCCAAATAACCAGTTGGGAAGAAACGAATGAAGTATTATCCTCCGAGGAAATAAAAGAATTCGATACTATTGTTATTGATACAGCGGGCAAAATGCTTTCTTTCATGGATAAATTCATTATGCAAACCAATCCTAAAATGAAGAAAGCGGATGGAACATTGTCTCTTCAAGGGTATGGAGTTCGGAAAAATATGTTCATTAATTTTGTGAATCAGGTTTCTCTTATGGGAAAATCTGTGATATTCGTAGCTCATGAGCGTGAAGAAAAGAATGGGGATGATAAACAGATTCGTCCAGAAATTGGTGGTTCATCTGCAGGAGATTTAATAAAAGAACTTGATCTGGTCGGGTATATGGAAGCTATAGGAAAAGATCGAACTATATCTTTTGATCCATGTGAAAAGTTTTATGGTAAAAATACTTGTAATCTTCCATCACGTATAAAAATACCTGTCATTATTGATTCTTCCGGGCAAATAACAGGAAAGAATGATTTTATGACAAATGTTATTCTTACATATAAGGAGTATCAAGCAAAACAAACTGAATTATCATCTGTATATGATACAGTGGTTGATGCAATCCGTGATACTGTGGAGCAGGTTACAGACCAGGTTTCCGCCAATGAAGCAAGAACGGCTATCTTAAATATGACACATGTCTTTGATAGTAAATTACGTGGTAGTATCCTACTTAATGAAAAATGTAAGAAACTAGGTTTGAAATTTAACAAAGCATCGAATCTATATGAACCTGCGGCCTAAGTATAAACTATATCCGACGCTACTTGATAAATTCACTCAATATCTAAGAGTAGACGAACAAGTTGAAAGTTTTTGGAATATTGATGCTGAAACAGGAGAATATAAGAAGAGCCCGGAACAGATAGAGGAAGAACTAAAACAAAGCCTATTAGATGCCATAAATCGTGTTCCCTTTGAAAGTGAAGCATCAGATAAGGGTACGGCTTTTAATGCCATCATAGATTGTTATATTCATAAGAAAAACCATATTCCTAATGAGCGTGAACCATATACTATAATTGGAGATAAAGAAACCAATATTATTCAGGTTGATTTTCCTGCCACAGATATATCTCCAGAAAGACATTTCCTCTTTGATAGGATCTGGTGTATTGAACAGTCGGAATATTTTGCTAACGCCTTGTCTCAAGTATTGGTTTCTGCAATACTTCCCACCTGTTATGGAGAAGTGGAATTATATGGATATATAGATGAGTTAATAAGGGATGTTGTTTATGATATTAAATCTACCTCTAATTATCAATTTGGAAAGTATGAACATGGATGGCAAAGACATGTATATCCATATTGTTTAATTGCATCCGGTCAAATGGATAATATTAAGGCTTTTGAATATACTGCTTTCCATTTAAAAGGCGGAACTAGTCGGAATCCCCTGATAACCGGTGTTCGTTATCCTGAATATTATACATATAATCATGAGCAGACAGTTAAGTTGCTTACCGCTCATGTTGAACGGTTTATAGAATTCATAGAGGAAAATCGGGACTATATTATAGATAAAAAAATATTTGGTTTGGAATGATTTTCGATTTGAAGAATGAATATCAAATACCCAAGTTCAAAGAGTATGTAAACAAGCTGTTTAGTGAACGTGCGGTGGTGGAAGTGAAAAAGAAACTTCCTAACCGCACGCTTGCCCAAAACAGCTACTTACATCTTCTTTTAGGATATTTCGGTAGTGAGTACGGTTGTAGCCTTGACGAAGCCAAAATTGACTTCTATAAGAGAACTTGCAACCGTGATTTGTTTGAACGCAAAACGATCAACAAGAAAGGTGAAGAAGTAACTTATTTACGCAGTTCGGCAGAACTGACAACAGGGGAAATGACTTTATCTATTGAGCGTTTTCGTAATTGGAGCACGGCACAGGCAGATATTTATCTACCGGCTGCTAATGAACATCAAATGTTGGTATATGCCCAGCAAGAAATTGAACGTAACAAAGAATTTATTTAATCATTTTATTTTATGGACAAATTTTTAGGTCAAGAAATCCCCGAAAAGGATAGATGGCAGTTCTTACAGGACAATGCCGATGCAGTGGAAGAGATTGGCTATACTCACCGTTTTACACCGGATGAATTAGCGCAAAAGAAAGAATCTCTTGCTGAAACCTCAATTCAAATTAATGATATTGAGATTGAGAAAAAAGAAGCTATGGAAGCATTTAAGGCTGAATTAAAGCCTTTAAATGAAAGAAAACAGGAACTTCTTGAAAACATAAAGAAGGGCTCTGAATATGTTGAAAATGAAGAGTGTGTGAAAATTCTCTATCATGAAGAAAAGATGGCCGGGTATTACAACAAACTTGGTGAGCTGGTTTATTCCCGTCCTATCATGCCGCAGGAAATGCAAAGAACAATTTTTAATATTAACCGTAAAACAGGAACAGAATCATGAGCGAAAACAAATTAAACGTGGTTGTACCGAAAGATTATAATGGCACGCCTATTGAAGTAGTATTGAGAGAGGGTGAAGCACCCGTAGTACTCGACCCAAAAGAACCGGAAAGAGTAGTTATCAGTGGGACTATCGACACTCCTTTCAGATGGTTGGAAAAGCGCATTGAATTAATCAACCAGAAAGCGTCGAACATCATTGTAAACCGTGATGTGATGGGGATAGCATTGACGGTTGACGAAACGAACTATTACCAATCAGACATCAGAGGTGAACTGAAAACCTCCAAAGAAATGATGGAGTTCGGCATCAATACCGAAAAGAAATGGGAACCTATTAAGTTGTCCAAGTTCTTAAAGATGCACCGTGCTTTCTTTACCGATAAATCGCAAAATATGATGCTTGTTTCTACTTTGAAAAACTTCAAGGCAAAAGTAAACCAAGACATCGAACGCAGTAAGGAGGAAAATGGCAGTAAGGTGGATAACTACTCACAGGTGGTTGATTCCAATCTTCCAAAATCTTTCAAACTAAACATCCCTCTTTTCAAAGGTTTTGCCTGTGAAGAGATAGAAGTCGAAATTTACGCTGATGTGGACGGTCGGGATGTTTCTTTATCTCTTGTGTCTGCCGGTGCGAATGAGGCCATCGAGGAATACAAGAATAAAGTCATTGATGAACAGTTGGAGCAGATCAGACAGATTGCACCGGATATTGTAATTATAGAAGTATAAGATGGTTGGTGGTATGGCGGAATTGGTAGACGCTGACAACTCTTAGTAGACTTGGTTACGATGTTATGAAAACTGGGCATCATTGTAAAACGAACCAATCCAGTGTTACACGGAAGATGTAGAAGATTGCCAAGCATTGCAGGTTCGAATCCTGCTGCCACCACAAACTAAAATTATAAACAATGCCGTATTACATTAAACGAACCAAAGCTAAGAAAAAAGACAAGCCTTTACCTCTGTTTGATAAAGCAGGGGTAACAGTAAAGAAGAAGCCGGATTTGAAAGCTAAACTTGATAAGGAGTTCTCTCTCTTTATCCGGCTTCGTGATTGTATGCCGAACGGATATTTTCGCTGTATCAGTTGTGGACAGATAAAACCGTTTGAGCAAGCCGATTGCGGGCACTACTTCAGTCGTACACATTTGGCGACACGGTTTGATGAGAATAACTGCCATGCCGAATGCCGTCACTGCAATAGGTTCAAAGCTGATCATCTGGAAGGATATCGGGTGAATCTGATAGCCAAAATCGGGCAACAGAAATTTGACTTGCTGAAAGTGAAAGCTGCTGGTACTTCTAAGATGTCAGATTTTGAGTACGAGCAACTAATTAAGTATTACAAAGCACTCAGTAAAAAACTACGAAAGGAGAAAGGAATATGAGTTTCGTACTTCGAGATTATCAACAACAAGCATCCGATAAAGCCGTAGCGTTCTTTAATGACAAACTAAAGAAAACCAACGCCATTATGGTTTTGCCGACTGGATCAGGCAAATCGCTTATCATTGCTGATATTGCCAACCGGTTAGACGGACATACCTTGGTGTTTCAGCCCTCGAAAGAAATTTTAGAGCAAAACTTCAAAAAGCTATGTTCATACGGTGTGCTTGATTGCTCCATCTATTCAGCCTCTTTCAACTCAAAGGAGATAAGCCGGATAACCTTTGCCACCATCGGCAGCGTAAAAGGACATCCCGAACTATTTGCACACTTCAAGAACGTGATAATAGATGAGTGTCACTTAGTGAATCCAAAGGAAGGAATGTACAAAGACTTTCTTTCTATATTGAAATGCAAGGTTCTTGGATTAACAGCTACGCCTTATCGGTTATCATTTAGTCGTAATTTCGGTTCTATGCTGAAATTCATCACCCGGACAAAGCCTCATGTTTTTTCAGAGGTCATTTACCATGTACAGGTATCAACCCTATTAGATATGGGCTACTTGGCGAAGCTAAACTATTATCCTATGAATCCTTCAGGATGGAATGAACTTAACCTGAAAGTAAATACCACCGGTGCCGACTATACGGATAAGTCAGTTCAAAGAGAATATGAACGGATAGACTTCTACGGTTATCTCGTCCATATTGTCCAAAGACTGATGAATCCCAAAGCAGGTGGTAAGAGAAAAGGCATTTTAGTATTTACTCGGTTCTTGAAAGAAGCAGAACGGTTAACGATGTCAATACCTGGTTGCGCTATTGTATCCGGTGACACTCCAAAAGCCACTCGTGAAATGATCCTCCAACATTTCAAAACAGGGGAAATACCAGTAGTGGCGAATGTCGGAGTATTGACTACGGGTTTTGATTATCCGGAACTTGACACTGTTGTTATGGCACGTCCTACGATGTCACTTGCTATGTGGTATCAGATAGTCGGTCGGGCTATCCGCCCCCATCCTTCCAAAGAATGTGGCTGGATTGTGGATTTATGTGGTAACATCAAACGTTTTGGCGAAGTCTCTGATTTACGGTTGTTTGATAGCGGTAATGGTAAATGGGTAGTTTGCTCTAAAGGAAGACAATTAACAAACGTGAGATTCTAACTATGGACGAAGGATTTTTGAGGCTAAGCCGCAGGTTTTTCTCGAATGAAATGTGGAAGGTAGCCCGTGAGTTTTCGGAGTGCGAAGCGTGGCTTGACTTGATTCAGTCAGCACGATTTGAGGCAACCGACAAGGCGTACAGCGAACTCATCGGAGGTCGGGAAATCTCTTATTCAAGAGGTCAATATCCAGCATCTATATCGTTTTTGATGAAGCGTTGGCAATGGTCTGAAAAGAAAGTACGCTATTTCCTTGCCAAACTGAAAAAGAGAGGCATGATAACGACTTGTAACAAACAAGGCATGACTGTGATAACTTTATGCAACTATGATGAGTATAATCCTGTCAAAGGCCAGGATGAGGACATAGGTAGGGGCATAGATAACAACAAAGAAATCAGTGAGTTAAACAATGCTTTGGGCGAGCTAAGGGCAGAGCTAAGGGCAACTGCTGAAAAAATGGCTAAAAAAATGGAAGAATTGGGGCAGGCTAGGGGCAATAAGAAGAAGAAAGATAAAGAAATAGATAATAATAATCCCCCCATACCCCCCGAGGGGGAGGGGATAAATATAAAATCTCGTTCTGTTTTTGAATCTTATGTGAAATCGACTTTTGACACAGATTACTATTGGACCGAGAAAGACGCTGGATCAATGAGTAAACTTCTTAAGAAGATTAGTTTTTCCCGGAATCAGAAAGGTATGCCTGTTGATGATGATTCTCTATTGTACGCTCTTCAAAGTTTGTTATCATCAATACACGATGATTGGATATTGAAGAATTTTAGCGTAGCTATAATTAACTCAAAATATAACGAAATTGTAAATCAAGCAAGAAATGGAAACAAGGATAAGGCCGGTAACTCCGATTCCGATAGGAAAGCTGTTATCCGCACAACTGCCACCTACAACATTGATAAATGACAAGAAGAGACGAGCAGAAGTGTTTGCTGAATGCTGCCGCTTTGTTTGTCCGGGATTTAAAGTTGAAGGGGCTTTTAGAAAGATAATGAATGATATATTTCTCTATGCAGAAGGTGATTCGGGGGCTGGGAAAGGCCTTTTGCTAACAGGAGATTACGGGACCGGTAAATCAACTATAATGCAAATTCTAAATAAATACTTATGGTTTATTGGAGGACGTGATGCCGGGGATTATCCCATTGGAGGATTCAGAATTGATTCCGCCTCTTATGTTGCTACTGGGTTCTCGATGAAAGGACGGGATTATTTGGAGCTGTATACTTACAATGGTGGAATTCCTAGGACGATCTGTTTTGATGAATTAGGAAGGGAGCCCGTTCCTTCTAAGCATTTTGGCACGGAGTTGAATGTTATGCAGTATATTCTTCAATGTCGATATGAATTGAGATACGAGTGTAAAACTCATATAACGACCAATCTTTCTATAGAAGAGATTCAGGATCGATATGGTGCGTATATCGCTGATCGCATTAATGAAATGTTTAATGTAATCGAATTGAAAGGATCTTCCCGCAGATGAGAATACTCCTAAACATCCTCCTTCTCCTAGGAGTGAACATCTTATTTTACCTGGTGGTGTATGCGATAGCAGACTACCTGATGGATAATATTAATTAAACCTTGCAAGTTCTTGAAGGATTATCAAGGATTTGCGAAAGACAATTAGATAACGAATAACTATAAAGAAACATCTATGCTTAAAACAGACAACTTCTTTGTTCAATTTGAAATAGACAACGTTTTATTCACAGAGACCTTCAGATTAGCTTACCGGACAGAGGAATATAAAAAATATTGGCTTGATGGCATTCTCGACAAATCGCATTGTCATTATCAACAAGCTCAAATGGAAGCTGCAAAGGCTTTGGGTGAACGTAAGAGATGTATTAAGATAGTTACTCTGTTTAAAACAGTAGAAGGTTAACGTAAAACAATTTAGAAAGGAATTAATATGGAAGGAGATTTATATGCAGTATGCGAACTAACGCCTGAACAACAAAGAGCTTTTAATAGACTAAAAAAGGCGTATAAAGACTGTGAAAAGGCAGGAATTTACTTTGCTAACAATTACGGTGATTTGATGGCTTTTAATAAAAAACTTGTGGCAGGATATGGAGATATGATGATGCATGCCGATGGAGAATATGAGGTAGTACTTGATTCTGGTTGTCCTGCTGAATCTATGCGAATTGCTAATGAATGGGCTGATGATACTCATGTATTAGGTTTAACTAAAAAAGGCATGAAATTATATTTGCAGGAAGAAGATTAATTCAATAAAAGATAGATATGAGCATAAAGATAAGTAAAGAGGCGTATGAGAAACTAATCAAGGAAGATTTAGACTTTCTCAATGAACATTGTCCGGAGAGCTTGGAATTAGATCATATTAAAGCAATTATTCGCAGTTCCATCGACTGGAATTATCCGAAAAAGGCTAAGAACATGTGCGTTAAAGATAAAACAAAGGTTTGCAATTTATGTCATGAATGCGATGTAGATGTGCTGAATCCGAGCTATTAATTGATGTGTAAAAAAAGAATCGAAAGGAGAAATAATTATGCCAACAACATTAAGAGAAACCTATCCAACAGCCAAGAAAGAGCATATATGTGAATTTTGTGCTTGCAAGATACAGCCGGGACAAAAGTATGTCCGTCAGACAAATATTTATGATGGGACTGTGTATGATTTCGTCACACATCAAGAATGTAAAGAAGTAGCTCATGAATTGAGAATGTACGATGGTTGTGATGATAGTGGGCTAGATGGAGAATCTTTTCGTGAAGAATTGGATTCATACGTATATGCCAATCATTATGACGAATACACCGATGATGTTTATACTGGTTGGCAGTTGAATCGCTATGAGATAGCGAAAAAGGTATTGAACGAACTTAAACAAGATAGATAATGAAGAAAATAACAAATGTGACTACTGTTTTCAGGTGTCTTAAGCCATATCGAAATTGGTATAATATTATGAGCCAAGATGGTTTCTATGATATTAACGTCATCATTGTCGGCAAATTAGAGCTATTAAAGCTAATTATTGCTTTGATAAAACTATTGATTTTCAACAAAAGGACTGTCATTAAAAGATACAGAAAGGACGAATAACAAAATGGATATAGTACCTATTATAACAAAAGATAATCTTTCTAAGGAACAGATAGAATATCTGCAAAAGCAGCAAACAGAATATAAATTGGTAAATAAGATTAAGAGGGAACCAGGGCATATCTTATTCTCTTTTAATCGAAAAACAGGGGAAATCAAGAGGGCTTCTATTATACACAAGGTTGCTATTGGTTTGAATGGGCTTCCTGTAACCAAAACTGAAACGGTTATAGAACCTGATTGTTATTATGACCAAGCCTTGAATGAAAAGAATTTTAGAAAGAAATTGAAGAGAATTGGATTGTTAAGTATTTAACCGACTTAAAAACGAATAATTATGGGATTTACAACAGCAGCGTTTATTAGACGCAACACACCGGAGCTTCGAAAGAAGTTGGAGGAGTTGGGATATAGATTGTCTGGGGCGGAACTTAACGAAGATTTATGTATTTTCACTGAACCCGAATACGGTCTATATAGTGTTGAGTTTTTCAGTAACATTCCACATCCTGACGAAACCGATAGTGTTGATTGCGGAACTAACGAAGAACTTTTCTTGGCAATAGCTGCATTAAGGGATGATACAGATGATAACCAGTGGTTTACCGATGGAAATGATTGGTTCTTATGCCGATATCTGAAAGTTGGCATGCACTACCAAGACATGCCAGAAATCTTGTTTGAAAAATGGTATAAGGCTACCGTAGAAGAGCTAATCGAACACTTTAAAGAAAAGGAGGAATAAAATGAATCGTACAATAAAATTCAGAGGGAAAAGCATATACGGTGATGGATGGCTGCTTGGCTCCCTTATTAAGATTGAAGAGGATAGATACGCTGTTATTCCGAATCTAAATGATATCGAAATAGGGAAAAGCATCGGCATGTATGAGGTTTATCCCGAAACCGTAGGTCAATTCACCGGGCTACTTGACAAGGACGGAAAGGAAATTTACGAAGGGGATATTCTTCACACTATTACATTTGGTTTTAATCCAGAAGAATATACAGCTATTATCCTATATCGTAATTGTAGTTTTCAACTTTCTAATGGTCGAAATTTATTCTATTTCGGGCAATCTGATCTTACAAAAATGGATGATACTATCGTGATTGGAAATATCTACGATAACCCAGATTTAATCAAGGAGGAATAGCCATGCCAATAAGCGAAGTTATGAACCAAGCAGACAGCAACCTACTGGCGGAATGTATGAAGGAAGCCATGAAAGTGGAATTCCTGGACACCAGTGAAGAGATAAAGTTATGGGCTTATTCCTTGTATAATGCGAAAATATGGGGAAAGAACACAAAGTAAAAGAGCGTCACCCGAACCACCAGATAGACGCCCTTCCCTAATTCATAGTACAAATATACTATTTACTTTTAAATAATCGTACTATGTTTTCAGAAATATCAGAGTTAAAATCTATCAGAGAGCAGAAATCCAGATTGTCGGAAAGAGAGTCTGAATTATCTGCTCCTATTATGTCAGATCTGGATTATATTCCATCCATATATAAATGGTTTTGCGAAATACAGGATTTTAGGGATTGTCCGGGAAATAAGGATAGCGTTCATATCAGAAAGAAGTTTATATTTATTATTCTTTTCCTTTATGCTCCCAGTGTATTGGCCGGTGGAAGAATGCCAAAAGGACTTCGGGATAAGATTGCCGAATCGGTAAATATCAGCGATAAAACATTTATTTCCCACAATATCGAAACTGTGGTTGTTCTCTACAATAATTATAAGGACTTTCGGAAGGATATAGAGTATATTTACACTGGAATTGTATCTCGGTTGAAAGACAATGGTATAATAGATAAGGTATGATAAAAAGAGAAAACATAGTAATATCTAAAGTGTATCCCAATGATGGGCAAATAGCGGGATTACCGAAGAATCCTAGACTTATCAAAGGAGAAAGATTTCGTAAGCTTTGTAAATCAATAAAAGAGCTTCCCGAAATGACAGAAGCAAGGGATATTCTTGTTTACCCATATAACGGTGGATACATTGTAATTGGGGGAAATATGCGTTTGCATGCTTACAGGCATTTAGGATGGAAAGAAGTGCCATGCTGTATTTTACCGGAAGATATGCCAGTAGAAAAGCTTCGTCAAATGCTTATTCAGGATAATAATCCCTTCGGAGAGACAGACTGGGATATGATTGCCAATGAATGGGACGGCAAAGAGCTTGATGATTGGGGATTTGAGGTGTGGCAGGAGCCGGAACAAAAGTCTTCAGAGCGTAGTTCAGAGGAACAACAGGAAGAAGAAAGCGAAGAGGATATAGAAAAGGCTGATTTCTACGATATGATGCTTGGTGACAGGATATATGACAGCAATAATGATTTTGACATTCCTAATTTAAGGGCGGACGAACAGCCAGTAAGCGGTCTTGTAATTCCTTTATCAGCATGGGGCGCTGATACCAGGCAGAAGAAAGGAATATCCACCTATCATTTCTATGTGGAGGATTACCGATTTGAAGCAATATGGAAAGACCCGACAACTGTTCTTAATAGCGGATGTGAGGCTGTCATAGAGCCGAACTTGTCTTTGTTCGACACAACCCCTGTTGCCTACGGATTACATCAAATATACAAAAAGAGGTGGATTTCCAGATATTGGCAAGAATGTGGTGTGAAGGTGTGGGCTGATTTGAATGTGGCAAAGAAGTTTCAAAAGTGGAATCGTTTAGGTGTTCCTGACGGGTATAACGCTTTTGCGACCCGTGGATATTCTGACAGGCAGGAGTATTTAAAAGAAGAAATTCAGATTGCTCGTGAAATATCAGGAAAGGATATTCCTAATATGATAGTTTACGGTGGTGGAGATAAAATAAAAGATATATGCGTGCAAAACAGCATTATATATGTCGAACAGTTTATGGCTAACAGAGTTAAGAAAGGAGATTGAAATGGCTAAAACAAGTGGAGGGATTAGAGGAGGATCAAGTAAAAGTTTTTCGGGAGATGCTCGTACTCTATTTAGTAATATAGAAAGAGGTTACGGACGTCAAATTGATTTCTCCGGTTATCAGACCAAAAAACTTCAAAGTTTACAGAGGTTAGGAAAAAGTTATAATCCAAATGAGAGGAATGCGGCTATACAAGCATATAACTCTTATGCAAACAGGGTTACAGGTGGGGCATACCGCTCTATTGAACACAGTTCGCTTGAAGGGGCAAGGTCTGAATTAATAAAGACTGCTCAAAAAGCATCTGCATACAGAAACCTAAATGCAATAACAGAAGAGCTAAAACGAAGGAGGAAAAGATAATGGCAAAGACATCAGGAGGAATTAGGGGGGGGCAGTACAAAATCTTCCCGTAGAACTGGGCCGGGATTTACCGAACCTATTCAGGGGCCTACAAAAGCGAGTTCCAATGCAACAGAGATTCAATATGTATTTGTTGACAAGATAACGGGAAATGAGTCTAACGGTTATATTAGTTCTGATGTTGCGAAAAAGGCGATAAAACAAGCCGAAAGAAGCGATAAGGATGCTGGTATATATGAACCCGATAATTATTATATCCAACGAATAGAAGTAATGAAAGGGACTAATCGCTCTAGTAAGTACAGAGGGTGGTAATTTATAATAATCAAGCAAGTAGAAAACGGTTTGTAAACGGTTTGAAATGGCAAATAAGAATATAGCTAAAGATGGAAAGAAAACAAGATTTACGAGCGAAAACCAGCCTCAAAACAGAGGCCGGAAGCCTAAGCTATATACTATTGCAAAAAAGGCCTATAATATATCCTATGACGAATGGAAGGAGGTTGTAGTGTATGTTATGCAATGCACCAAAAAAGAGGTTGAGGATATTATAGAGAAAGATGATACCCCCATGTGGGTCATTAATATTTGCAGAGCATTATATAAAGATTCCAGCAAGGGATCTATCGCTACGTTAAAGGAATTGACCGAAAAGCTATGGGGAAAGCCTATGCAAGAGACAAAGCCTGAAGATGCCGATGTACCTACCAATATAGACCACGGTATCAGTATTGATTCCTGGATTAAAGATAAACTGAAATGATAGAACCCCAAGCGATATATCACCCCCTTTACACTGATACGGACAAATTTATAATCCTTATCACTGGTGGGCGTGGCTCCGGCAAATCCTTCAATGCTTCCACCTTCATTGAACGTCTGACCTTTGAAATGACGGAAGCCGAAAAGATAGTGCATCAGGTTCTCTACACCCGCTACACGATGGTTTCCGCTGGTATGTCTATCATTCCCGAAATGATGGAGAAGATAGAGCTAGACGGAACAACTAAGTATTTCAAGACTACCAAGACGGATATTGTCAATAAGATGACTAATAGTCGTATAATGTTCCGAGGCATCAAGACTTCTTCCGGTAATCAGACGGCAAAACTAAAATCTATTCAGGGAATTACTACTTTCGTCTGCGATGAAGCGGAAGAGTGGACGAATGAGGAAGAATTTGATAAGATAATGCTCTCCATCCGTAAGAAAGGGATTCAGAACCGGATTATCATCATAATGAACCCCTGCGACTCTAATCACTTCATTTATAAAAAGTACATCGAGAATACTCACAAGCTCGTAGAGATTGACGGAGTGCAGGTGCAAGTCTCTACTCATCCGAATGTTCTTCATATCCACACCACCTATTTTGATAATTTGGAGAATCTTTCACCGGAGTTTCTGAAAGAGGTTGAGGATATGAAAGTAAATGATCCGGATAAATATGCTCATGTGGTTATCGGACGATGGGCTGACGTGGCAGAAGGTGCTGTATTCAAAAAATGGGGCATTGTTGATGAGTTCCCGATTTGGTGCAAAAAGGTTGCTTTTGGGCAAGATTTCGGGTATACTCATGACCCGTCCGCCTCTATTCGTTGCGGAATTATTGATAATGCTCTGTATTTGGATGAAGTGGATTACCGGACCGGGCTTCTTTCCTCTGACATCATTAAAACGCTTCGTCCATGGGGATTGAAGGTTATAGCCGATAGTGCTGACCCACGGTTGATTCAAGAAATACACAATGGAGGGATAAAAATATATCCTGTCGAAAAGGGAGCGGGTTCTATTAACGCAGGTATAGACAAAATGAAGACCATGGAGATTTTTGTAACTAAACGTTCATACAATCTTCAGAAAGAACTACGGAAATATGTGTGGGCTAAAGATAAAGATGGGAACTATATAAATGAACCGGAAGATCATGATAACCACGCTATCGATGCAGCCCGTTATTATGTATTGGGTGAGCTTCTTGGTAAAATTCAGAAACCTAAAGATTATTCGGGGATTTTTGGACGTTAAAAATATATCAATATGACATTAGAAGAGATTTTAGCATTAGAAGATGTAGATCAGAAGATCGAATATTTGAAGAAAGGGCGTAAAACGGAGGAACCCAATACCGGTGAAAACTGGAAGGATTGGAATGCTGATTTGCATGAAATCATTGTGGATAAAGAAAAATACCCGGATATCGAAGTTGTTGAAGAGAAGGAAAGGGAAGAATGGAATGATAGTACCGGTCAAAGCACTACTATCCCAGCTAAAAAACGTACAGAGCCGTGCAACCGTATATCTATCCCGCTGGAGCAAGATATCACCAATATTCAAACAGCATTTACAGTAGGGGTTGAGCCTAAGATGGATTGCGCTCCGTCCAATGAGGATGAAAAAGGGTTATTTTATGCTATCCAACAAGTACTGAAGAAGAATAAAATAAAGTACCAGAATAAACGTATAGTCCGTTCATGGCTTTCTGAACAGGAATGTGCCGAATACTGGTATGCAGTCAAAGATGATTCGTTCTGGACTAAATTCTGGAATAAAATACAGAAGGCTTTCGGGGGAAGTGTAAGACCGCAAAATAAGCTCCGCAGCGTAATATGGTCGCCATTCAGGGGAGATAAACTTTATCCTTTCTTCGATGATGCCGGAGATTTGGTTGCCTTCTCACGTGAATATAAAAAGAAAGATCTGGACGATGTAGAAATAGTATGCTTTCAAACTGTTACCGCTACCCATGTTTACCAGTGGGAAAATACGAATGGGTGGGAAGCAGTAGAGGAGAAGTCTTTCAGGCATGGGTTTAAAAAGCTCCCTGTTTTATATGGTTATCGCCCGGAAACTTACTGCCATAAGATAAAGACTATACGTGTACGCATAGAGAAGATATTATCAAGCTATGCCGATTGTATAGACTACCACTTCTTTCCGTATTTAATGCTCTTTGGGGACGTGTCAGGCTTTACAGGGAAGAAACGCAACAGAATCATACAATTGACCGGAGATAAGGCAAACGCTCAATATCTGACCTGGAATCAGGTTCCTGATACTGTTAAATTGGAACTCGAAGGGCTTACTAACAGGGCGTACGATCTGACGAATACTCCACGTATATCACCGCAAGAGTTGAAAGGTCTTGGAAATGCCATTTCGGGGAAAGCGTTCAGGTATATTTTTATGGGTGCGCACATGGCGGTATCTAATCATGCGGAAGTAATTGGGGAGTTCTTTCAACGGAGGGTAAACTTCTTGGTATCAGCTTTGGCGGATATTAACCCATCCGAATTTGACAAGGCGTCCCAGACTATTGATATTGATGTGGATTTGGTTCCATATATGATTGATGATATTGACGAACGGGTAAAAACGGCAGTTAGTGCAATAAATGGTAAGGTATGGTCCCGGAGAGAGGGAATTTTGTTTGCCGGTAATGCTGAAAGGGTCGATGAAGTCCTGAAAGAGATTGAGGAGGAAGAAAAGAATGAATCTTCTGAATAAGTCAAAAAGGACAATATTTAGGGTGTGTGGTTAGAAAAATTACGAGGGTTATACAAAAATCATAGGAAAAATAGAACAAAATAGTAAATCGTTGCAATCTTTTTAATTTATAGTTCGATTTTAGCTCAAAAGACAAATAAACCACAATAAGCGAATTGTGGTTTTCTGGAAGTGAAAATTTTAGGCTTATAATTGGATATGAAATAAATTTGTGCATGGAAAATAATACGGCTATCCTCACGGCTGAAAGATATAACGCCATTGGTGAGAAGTGAGGAGCTTGCCTTTGGCGCTTTTTATATGCCAGGCGTGGCAGGTTCAGCAAGTCGGTAAGGCGTGAGAGGTTCGAATCCTCGCTTGCTACAAAATCGGACAAATTAAAATCCCCAAAAGCGGAAGTGTCCGAGCCGCTGATGGGGATAATATTAACTTTATGTTGCAAATGCAAATATAATGATTATGGATCAATTAACAAAATCAAGTACAAGTGAAGAAATCAAAGAGTATTTCAATGCTATTTTAAAGCTATCAAAAGCGAGTGAAAAATATCCGGTTAATTTGGATGAGGTCTGGATGTTAGTATATAGTAGAAAATCTGATGCTGTTGAAGCATTGCAACGTGATTTCGTTGAAAATGAAGATTTCCAGGTTTTACGGAGAAATCCGCAAAACCCTCAAGGTGGTAGACCTTTGAATGAATATCTCTTATCGGTTCCCTGTCTTGAATACTTTATCGTAAAGAAAGTCCGTCCAGTATTTGAAGTCTACCGCAAAGTCTTTCATAAAACAGCCGAATATGCAAAACAATTGAAAGAGCCGACTATTAAAGACAAAATAGCAGTGGCGGACTGGCTTACAGGATTTCTCAACTTGAATGAAAGCAGCAAACTTGCCTTGGCAAAAACTATCGCTGAACCGTTGGGATTACCTACACCGGACTATACGCCATCTAAGGGGATATTGAAATCAGCTGGGGAACTTCTAAAAGAAAACGACTGCCCTGTGAGTGCTCAAGTATTCAATCAGAAGATGATAGAAAAAGGATTGATGGTAGAGCTCACACGTACATCTAGCAAGGGCGGTCGAAAGAAATTCAAGTCCATTACAGGCGAAGGATTAAACTTTGGAGAGAATCAAGTTAATCCGAATAATCCTAAAAGCACCCAGCCGCTTTACTATGAGGAAAAATTTACGGATCTGTTGATTCTATTGCAATTGAAACAGAGTGCATAATAATTAAGCCTTCCATTATGGAGTTATTCGGGAATAAAGAAAGGGCAGCCCTGAAGCTACCCTTTCCCGCTGATTGGCGTCAACTAATGTGCCAGGCCGAAGCCCCCTGACTTTAATTAAGCATATTGGATATTTTGATTAACTTCTTTACAAACTCTTCCTCTTCCTCGAATCCGGAACGGGATAAGTCCCGGAAAGCTCTAATAACCTTCATGCAAGCAACGCCCTCAATAGGCTTATAGTCACATTCAAAAGTACTCATTCGGGGAATATCAATCAAAGAGAATCTATACCGTTGCTTCTTGCTGGACTTGAATCCGTTCGGGTAATATTTGTCTGCCAGTTTCCTTATCCCTTCTACAAACAATTCTTTTGCGTATTCCTTGCTGTTTTCCGTGTAACGGGAATATTCCCTTACGAACGGGATTATCTTCGAAATAAAAGCCGGAAATGTGGCTTCCTCGAATGGCATATAGCTCTGTACTTCGTTATATATCTTGTTTATCTGTCTACTTTGCTTCAGTGTGAAATAATTCTGTTTCATAATTTCTTTTCTTTTTTTGATGCTAAACTTTTTGATATAGTTGTGGCTGTCCGGCATTGAAACGGACTGCGATAAATGTGTGAATTAGGGAAGGGATGGGTGTTATACTATCTTGGCTAACTTCCCGTCGGAAAGTTTTCCGCCAAACAAGTGGTTTAAATAAGCCAATCCCTTTTGGGTAACTAGCACTTTGGTTACTACAAATCCCGGATGATTGTTGCGCTCGATGAACTTCTCCTTCATCTCGAAGTAACCGGCATCAATATACCGCTGTTTGGGTTCGTTCCGGTTGGCGAAGAATACGCCCGCTTTCCTTAGCTTGTCGAACAGGGTATTGCGCCCGAATCCGAGCTTTAGGATCTTGGCGGACATTCCTATGTCTACCTTGTCGTCGGTGGCAAAAGCTGCGTCGGCAAAGGCTGCCTTTGGTTGGAGTTTGGCGTTTTGCTGTTCCAGTTGTTTTTTCTCCTGCGCTAGCCGTTGCTTTTCCTCTTCCGATGATACGAGGGCTTTCAGGGCTTCGAGGTAGGTTTGGGGAGTTTGAGGTTTGCGCTTCTCTAGTTCGAGTTGCTCCCAGCGATCAATAATCTTCTCACGTAGTACTGCGTCGTAGCCGGATGCTAGAATCAGACAGCCTTTCTTGGTGAGTTCGAAACAGGGGAGTTCTTTATACCCTCCTCTTGGCTGTGGTTGCTTGTAGGATGTCTCCACAAAATTGTGGTGTGATACTCCTTGTTTTAGTAAGTTCCTGATGTCTCGTAAGATAGCATCATGTCTTTTTCCTGTAAGTTCGGCTATTTCAAGCGAACTCATTCTATCCGTGTCGTGGATTAACGTCGCCATCAAACTACTGTTATTTGTTTGATTTTGATTGATGGTATTGTTAAGCATAAACAATAAAAAAAGGTATATTGCCTTTCCCGCTGCTTAACACATACCATTGATGCTGTGGTTCCATTACAGTTCCACACGGGGGTACAATATACCTCAATATTTTAAAACAAGCATAAAAAATGCTCGCATGATTAATGCAAGCTCCGCCTGCACCAATGGTTTTAATATGTTAAGCACCGCAAACATACAAACTATTTTTGAAAAATGCAAGGAAAAACAACTTTTTTACGTGCGAAGTAAAGATATATGTTGATTTCCTTGCATTTATGAACAGTTGTCATTTATTTTGCCTCCGTACAACCATAAAACACATAATATGAAATCTTTTTATCTATTTTTAATAGCATCAACTCTTGGGATTTCCTGTTCTTGGGGGCAAATAAAAACGAATGATATTATTTTAAACAATGGAAGTTCGTATTCTAAAGTGTTCAATTACTCTTCATCTGCAAAATCAAAGCATTTAAATGCAAAAGAATGGATAGCTAAGACTTTTGGAGACTATAAATCTGTATTACAGTTTGAGGATGAGGATAATTACAAGTTGATAATAAAAGGATTTTCTAATCTAATGACAGAAAATTCACATGAAGCAGGAGGGCTTGTTTCTATTATTGAAAAACCGAGAATGAACTATGTACTTACTATTGATTGTAAAGAGGAAAAATATAGAGTAAAAATAGAGGATATATCTTTTGATGTAGATAAGAAATTTACGGTTTTAGGAAATACTAGTAATTCTTCTACAAAATATGACTACTACGGCTTTACAAAAAATGATTCCTTAACGTATGCTATCAAAATAGCGGAAATTAATAAAAAGATAAAAGAGTTAGAATCTGTAGATCTGTCCTCTTTAAAAAAGAAAGAGCTTAAAAAGCATAATGAAGAGTTGACATCTCAAAAAGAGTTGCTTTTATCAGAAACAGAGGCACAGAAGAAGCAAACTGTAAAAGCGAAAGGACGTGCCATTTTAGTAAGATCGGCTATCTGTGATTTAATAAATTCTTTATGTAAAGAGGTTGAAAAGAAAGATGATTTTTAATTAATAGATAATGTTTAGTAATAAATTGTGCATTTAAAACACGCATAATCATGAAAAAAATATTTGTTTTTCCTCTATTATTTACTTTATTGTCACTTCTTTCTTGCGGGGGAGATGATGAAATAACTGATGAAAATAATAAAGATTTAGAAAATTCTACCACAGAAATAGCCGTAACAGCGAGCGCATCAAATATAAAAGCTGTAAGTGCAGTGTTAAAGGGATATATAAATTCAAATATTCCTGAAGAAGATAGGCTTGGAGTTACTAATTATGGTTTTGTAGTATCCAATAATAGCAATCCTAATAAGCAGAATGGATGGATAGTAAAAGGCAATAATCTTAAAGATAGTAAATTTTCAGTGAGGATAACGAATCTAGCTCCAATGAAGCAGTATTATTATGTATCATACTTTTATGATGGTACAAAATATTATTATGGGCAAGTACTTACATTTACAACTGAAAAATTTGAATCATCAGATTTACAAACAGAGGCTATAGCGGGAGAAACGTCTGTGAACTTTAAAGGATGTGTGAATTTTGAAAAAGTCGGTTATTTTTCTTCTTTCAAGTTAGGCTTTCATGTAATTGATAAAGCTACTATTTATAGTCGTGATATAACTAGCGTGAGTGAAAGTTATACATATACAACTGAATTAAAAAATATTTCATCAGAAACAGAATATAGCTATTACTTTTTTATTGAATATCTTGATAATTATAACACTAAACAGATACTTAAAGGAGGAAACGATAATTTTACTACTAGTCTAGCACTAGAATATGGAGCAGTTGATTTAGGTTTGTCTGTTTTATGGAATGGAGTAAACTTAGGTGCTGACTCACCAGATAAATACGGCGATTTCTTTGCATGGGGAGAGGTTTCTTCAAAGAGCATTTATTCATCAGAAAATTATTTATATACAGGGGTTTCTATTGGAACAGAAACAGATCCTGGTTGGCCAAGTAAAACTAAATTTTATGATATAACAAATACGGATTATGATGCAGCACATAAGATTTTAGGCGATGGGTGGCATATGCCATCTATTGAACAAGTGAAAGAATTAATTGATAATTGCAAGTGGAAATATATATCATATAAGGGAACGAGTGGATTTCTTGTTACAGGGGACAATGGTAATCGTATATTTTTACCTGCGGCTGGCAGGTGGCAAGATGAAACGCATCAAAATGTTTCGACTTATACTTATTTATGGGCCGGTAATGGTGAAACAGATAAATATGCATTAACAGGGAAATTATGCCGAGCTTTGAGTGCGTCTTATTCTGTTGCGGGATTAAGCAAAAGTGCTGGACAGGTATTTGATGCGTATTACGGATTTAATATACGTCCAGTTAAAGATAAGTAATTTGCAGAATCATGAAAAATATCCTATATCCGATCATAATAATATTGGCTCTATCCGGATGCACTAGAGACATGTATACCGAATCCGTATATGTCGTTGACTACAGAGAATACACCAAAGATGGTTTCACCATTAGCCCTACAGTGACAGGATTCAATTACCAGCCAATATCTAATATAGAAGTGGTATTTACTGTTGGCAAGTTGAGAAAAGGAGAAACAGCCGAAAATCTACGGCTAATTGTCCCATACGAAGGATATACAGGAAAAACGAATAATGAGTATGCTCCATCTAGCAAAAGGATGATGGATAAAATAGTATCCGAAGCAAAGAAAATGGGAGCGAATGGATTGATTGATTTTAAAACGACTTATAACGCAAGGAACAGGGCGTGGGTTGCTTCTGGAATAGCCGTTATTATAAAATAGGATTTCATTCCCGCCCTTCGCAAGAGGGCAAAAGAAAAGCGGAGGTTACTCCGCTTCTATAAATTAAATTCATATCTATCCAAGAACATTTCTTTGATTCGATCTTTTTCTGCATTAACATCTCCACATATTCTATTTATCATCAAATAAGAACTGATTTCCTTAAACTCGTAATGCTCAAACCTATCTCTAGTAAATAACATGTTTGATATAACTTTGTAAATCCTAAATCTTTGGTTGTTGTCTTTCCCTTCTGTTTTACGAGCATATATATCAATACTCCTTGCTCCGTTTATGGCAAACGATGCATTAGGATGCTTTCTTAGAATTTCTGGAACCAAATAGGCACATGTTACAAATATTCTTAAAGAATTAGTATATCCATGAGCTTGAAGAATACGATTATACTTTTTATCTAACTTTCGGTCTCTTGCAGCATAAAATTTCAAAGCAAAAACAGAATCATGCGCTTCTACCCTTATGATATATTTTAAACGTTGATATTTATCTGTTCTATCTGTATAGAACTTATATATGTATGAAAAATCAAAAGCGTCACCTTTCGCAGGAGACGCTTTTTGTATAAAATAGCATTTGTATGGAGAAATATTTTCAAGCATTATAAAATTACTTTTCTACTAATAGAAATAAAACAACATGAAGTACTTACAATATTCCCTTCTCCAACAATAGTCCTTAAGGGAACCTCCTTTTCATTATCTAATGGCTCCCATCCAAGTCTTTCGCCTTTAGTCTTTACAACACAGCGAACTTCTCTTTTATAGACAATCTTTCGACGTCTTTTTAAATCACTACCCATTAGCCTTATGTTTAAACTTTATTTTTCTATTAATACTATCATCAACAGTATTACTACTATCTTTGTTCGTAACGTATCATAGTTGCGTTACTTTGATGGTACAAAGGTAGTAACTTTATCAACAACAACAACATCAACAGTGTTAAAACAACATCAAACAACATTCAACACCTCACTTTTTAGCAATATTTATAAGATTAACAGTTTCAGCACCGTCTTTTCTCTCACCAATAACACTAACTTCATTACCTTGTATTCTCTGTCTATTAGAACGGTGAATAACACAAAGAAGAGCATTTATTATGCCTTAAAACAACTAATTTCCCACAATTGGGCAATTGTGGTTTATCCCTCATGTAATTATTTTATAGCTTTCTTCTTTGAGTGTAACTTTATGCTGTTGAAAATCAAAACTAATTCATACAGTATGAAAGAAAAAATCTTAGTAGCACTAAAAACGAAGTATAAAACCTTTGGGTTTGGTGATAAAGCGTTTGACGGGGTGGCTGACTACTTGTCTAAAACCGTAACTGAAGAAAGTCAAATAGAAACTGCTATTAGTGGGGTCGAAGGACTTCTGAAGGCTTTTCAAGGAGACATTGATACTGTTAGAAACGAAAAATCGGGTCTACAGAAACAATTGGACGAATTGAAAAATAAAATCGAGAATCCCAATCCTAACCCAAATCCGAAGCCGGAAGAAAAGAAAGATGATATAGCGACCATCATTGCGAACGCAGTGAGTGCAGCCGTTAAACCTCTTTCTGACAAGCTTACCCAATTTGAAACAGAGAAGGCGCAGGCCACTCGCCAAGAGCAAATCATGGGAAAAGCGAAGGAATATGGTATTCCCGAAAACCTTGTTCCTATGTTGAGCATTCCCGAAGATGCAAACTTGGATAACTATTTCAAGGATGCAAAGCAGACGTTTGCCAACGCAGGATTTCAAGATGTGAGAACTCCCGAATCGGGAAGCAATGAGCAGAACAATTCAAATGACATTGCCACCCTGATAAACAAGGGAACTGAAGAAATTAAAAACTCTAAACAGGATTAATTATGCCAGCAGGTTTTAAGTATGATTTAAGTCCGATTGAGAAGCAAATGCCGGAAATGTGCCGTTTTGAAACGGTTTATATATATTCCGGTGGCTTCAATCTGGATATTTCGAATTTGACAGGGGTTGCGCAGATCCCGCCTCTTACCCCTTTGGTTCTTGATTTTGTGAAACGAACGGCAAAAGCTGTTTTGAATGTTGAAGTAGCCGAGAAGATCACTGCCGGTTCTACTTCGTTGAAGATCAAGAAAAATTCTCTTGCGTACGTCGGTATGCATATTGGTAATGGTACAAATGGCGGTACAATTGAAGCTATCGACAAAAGTAATGCGGAATATGATACCGTTACTCTGGCCGCTTCACCAACGCTTGCCGCAGAAAAGGATGCGGTATTGTTTGAAGCTACTGCCGCAGCCGGTAAAACGGCAAAAGCGACAGCTACGGCTTTGAATTATGCATGGACTAAAGTAGAAGCGGGTGCAACTGTTACCGCTATAGGCCAAGCGTACGAGATCAGACCGACAAGACTCATTGTTCCTATCTCCGATAAGGATAAGGAGACTTTGGGTGACAGATTCATGTTCACTTATTAAAGAAAGGAGGAACTATGTATTTGACTATTCAAACATTACTGAATGATCCGGGAGTGGTGAAAGCGGTTATCGACCGTGTGCAGGCTCTAAGACTGGATCAAATCTTTTGGAAAAAGCACCTTGATTTTGAGGAAACGAAATCCCGTGTGTTCAAAACATATTTGGGGACAGTAACGGGTGTTGTTGCCGGTTCTGTAATTGACCGTAACTCTAACAAGCCGTTAAGAGAGCGTAAATCTTTGGGTTCCGGATATGGCGAAGTTGCCTATATGGGGGATAGATACCAGATGGACAACGATAGACTCGATATGCTTCAAGAACTAATCAATAAGTTTAATCAGGCGAAGACACCAGATCAACGGGCCGCACTGGACGATATTATCAACTATATTGTAGATGATATGCGTCAGGTATTGCTTGCTCCACACAAACGTATGGATATTGTGGACGGTGACCTTCGTTCTGATGGTAAAGCATCCGTAAAAGTAGATGACAATCCGCAAGGAATCGAATTGCTTGAAATGGAGTTGCCGGTTCATCGTATCACTCCGCAAGTTGCAGACAAACTGAACTTTGTTCGTTATCTTATGGAGAAAACCGTTGAATTACGTACCAAGTTCGGCATGTTCGTTTCTATGGAAATGTCCCGAAGGACTTTTATCAACAGCATTATTGGATCAAAGGACTTTGGGGATTTTTACAAACAAAGCTTTGATTCTAAAGAAGTCCGACTGTCTGCCGGGCTTATGTCCAGTGAGATGGCGACCACTATCTTTAGAGGATTGGGCTTGCCGCCTATCGTAATCAACGAAGATTTGGTGGAATTGTCAGACGGCACTTTCAAACAGGTATTTAAAGACAACCGTATTTCTTTGTTTACCACTCCTAAACAGGGAAAGATGCGCTGGCATACTCCGTATGAAATAACCGATCCGGTTCCGGGAAAGACTTACACCCGTTCAGAAGGTGGTATGTATATTTCCAACATACGTACGGATGAAGGCCGCTTCATGGAATATGGAGCCGAATGGATTCCGGAATTTACATCTCCAAACAAGATTGTAATTTTTGACCTGGATACGATGAATGCGTAAGTATGATAATTAGTGACTACATAAAGCAAAAGTTTCAGTCCTTCGGCATATTATTGTCGGAGGCTGACTTGGTAGAGATTAATCTTTCTTCCGGGGTTGACCCTGACGGGGAAATGACTGAAAATAATATGCAGTCTATCTCTGTTGCGATAGCAAGATTTATTCCCTCCTTATTGCTTAGAGCTACTTCTAAATCGGTATCAGAAAACGGTCATTCAAAGTCTCTTTCTTGGGATATTTCTGGTATAAAGTCCTATTATTCTTTTTTATGCAATAAGTATGGACTGAAGGACGAACTGAATACAGATAAACCTAAAGTAACATTTTGGTGATATGCTAGAAACTGCCCCACATAAATTACAAATACAGGTTATTACTCCAGAAGAGAACGACGAGTATAACCGACCAATACCGGGAACCGGTGGAGAGTCTTGGCAAGATGTAACAGATTGCTTCTGCCATGACAACTCCCAACAAAAGGAAGTTTCTGTCAATGGTGAGCGCTGGGTATATAATTACCATGTGGTTTATGAGGGTAAAAAGATTGTTTTAGGATCTCATATCAGGTGTCTGGATGCTGAAGGAAATACTGTAGGAGAGGGAGATGTGAAGAAGAATGCCGAATGCTATTCGGAGGAGTTTAAGGGTAGATGTGATATTTGGGTATGATTGTAACGACTGACATATATAAGATTTTGTGTGATAAGCTAAAAGACTTCTTGATAAAAGACGTTTACGACAGTTGGAATACCATTAAGAAAGGTGTAAAAAACGAATTAATAGTGATTGTTGTAAGAGACGCTTTGGAGCCGGAAACTTATTGGGAGATATGTTATCCTCATATCAACATCTGCGTTCCATATTTGACCAGTGGTAAGACTAATACGGTACGATTAAACGAGTTGGAAAGAACTGCAAAACAGTTTTTAATAGGAGAAAGTGGAGTGTTTGATAGTACTCAATATCATTGGGAAATAGACCGGATAGGGATAGAAGAAGATTTAAAGCTTGCATGTAGTTATGTAAATGTGGTTTTAAAGTTTAAAGTTTTAAATATAAAAATATAAAAGATATGGCGGAAAGTATACAAATATCAGCGGTTGATATAAAAAGATTATGGTATGCCGATGAAGATGCAGTATCAGCTGATTTGACAGGTACAGCGTTATATGCCCTAGTAAAAACGAACGGATCTGCTACCGAGATTAAAAATGTGCATCAAGACACGTGGACCATTGAAGAAGGAGATCCTACGCAAGAACCTTACAAAAATCAGCTGACAGGTTCAACTTACCGTATGGGAGCTAAAGCAATGGGAGATGTGACCTTTAACTTCACGATTGGTCGCTATGATTATGCAACAAAAAAAGAACTTATGGGCGGTGAAATTATTAATACCGATAAAGGTTGGAAGCGTGCCCGTGGTATTGTGGAGGTGAAAAAATGTTTGATTGCATTAACGCAAGACGATCAGTATTGCGTTCTTCCTTATGCAAATGTAGTAGCTCGTGAAGCCAATACTGATGGTGCGGTTGGTATTGCAGTTGTAGCTACGATGTTAGAACCTTTAAATGAGGCTGTTATGCCGGAATACTGGTTTGATGCGAGTGAAGTAAAAGAAGGGGTATGAAGATCTGAAAATGTAGCACTTGCTTCTTCTGAAACAGCTACGAATTCAAATAGTTATTCAGCTAGATCAAGGCGGGTGAACGCTGGGAGTACTGCAAACTATGGCTCTTCAGGAGAAGATGGGACGCAACCGTCAGAGACATTATCTATATTGTAAAGTGGTGAGGGGTGAGGATTTGTCGTTCTTGCCCCTTTTTAATAAGATAGTTATGAACAAAGGAGCAAAAGTTATATCACAATCAATTATTGGAAATGATTTTAGGACAATTATTGTGAATAAGAAAGGATATACAATATATCCTCCAACTATACACAGTTTGTCAAATGCTATATCATACTTATGTGATGTGCGAGAGGGAGAAACATTAAGAGAGATTCTGATTTCTCTAGCAGATTTAAAATACTATGCTCACGCTCTTTCATGGTTTATTAACGGTGATGATAGTCTTTTTGAGGAACTTTCTAAAGGTACTTATGAAGAGTGCGTAAATGGTGTGGAAGAAGCAATCTCAATGATTGATGTATCGGTTTTTCAGAAAGCTGTCGGCTTAGCGAAGAACGTAAGCCTGCTGGCAGCGACACCGAAATAGTCGGTAATGAAACGCTATTAGGACAAATTGCGTCGTTCATGGAAAATTTGCATTTGTCTTATAAAGAAGTTGTATATGAAATACCATATAGAAATCTGGTTTTAATGCAACGTGATAAAATACATCAAGTATTTGGAGATAAAATAAAGAAAGTGAAGGGTAAAGATATGGCATCACGAAGGCGTCAAAATAAGTAGGTATGGAATTCATAGGGGATGATAGCGGATTGAGCGAACTTCAAAAACAAATAGAGGACGCTTTCTTTTCTAAGTTAGTAGAAATAGGGAAAGACGCCATACGTTACGCCCAGAAAAACGGAGAATATCAAAATCATACATTTAATCTACGTAATGCTCCTGGTTTCTGTGTGGTAAGAGATGGGCGTATAGTAGCTATTGAAGTAGGAGATGATGGAGGGCATCCCGAAGCTGTGAGAAATACAGAAAATATGTTGATATACTCGGAAAAGCCACAAGACGGATTATATTTAGCTGACGGAATGCCTTATGCCTCTTTTGTAGAATCAAAGGGATATGATGTGTTGACGGCAGCAAGAAAATACGCAATAAGGCAAGTCCAAAAGAAAATATATAAATAAATATGGCAGGGATATTTGCAAATGTAGACAGTGACATTCAGAAGCTCCAAAAATTGAAGCAAGAAATCGAGAATGTAAAGAAGTCATTGAAAAGTATCAATGTAAAAGTAGATATTGATATAGCACAAGGTTTGGAGGCACAATTAAAGAGTCTCACAACTCAATATGATGCCTTAGCCGCTAAGGTGGGAGAGACGGAGGCTAGGATAACAACGTCTGCAAATAAAATTATTGATGCTTCGAATAAAATTATTCGGGCACAGGAAAAAATGTCGCAGGCGGAAAAAGTAAATAATGTATCTTCTTCTAGTACTTCATCATTTTCTTCCGATAATGCTTCGGAAACAGCTTCTATTCAGGCGCAGGCTAAAGCGTATGAAGAACTAAAAGCTGAAATCGGTGATGTTCTTGGTACGAGAGGACAAAATATAAAGAGGTTAATAGAAGAGCAAAATGCGATCCGGCTACTTAACGCAGAAATAAAAAAGATCACTAAATCACAGGGGGAATCTTCTAGCCTTTCATCTGCTCAACAAAGGAGACTGGAACAATTAAATAACTCTTTGCTTACTCATAAAACAGCACTTGCTGAAGTAAGACAGAGTTTGAGTGCTAACGCTAAGTTAGACAATGCTGTCGCCACTTCTATGGATGCTCTTTCTCAATCTTTAGGTAGGATGAGAGCTGCTTATAGAGCATTGACAGAAAGTGAGCGAACATCTCCATTCGGGAAAGAACTATTAGTTTCTATTCAACAGGCAGATGCAAAAATAAAAGAGCTAGATGCAACGATTGGGAATCATCAAAGGAATGTCGGTAATTATGCAAGCGGCTGGAATGGACTAAGCATGTCTATTCAACAAATAGGTCGTGAGCTCCCTTCTTTGGCTTCTGGGTGGAGAACTTTCTTTTTGGCTATCTCTAATAACTTGCCAATTCTTGCCGATGAAATAAAGAGGGCTAGGATTCAGTTTGAAGCTTTGAGAAAGAGTGGACAAGCTGCTACACCTGTTTGGAAACAGGTTGTTTCTTCCATAGTTAGTTGGCAGACGGCTTTAACTGTAGGGATCACTCTTTTAACGTTGTACGGAGATAAGCTTGTAAAATGGATTAGTGGTTTAGGGAAAGCCGAAAAAGCTATCAAGAATTTATATACAGCTCAACGATATTTATATAATGTAACATCTACAGGAATAGAACAAAGTTCAAAAGAAATTACTAAACTTAACAGTCTGTATAAGATTGCAACAGATGTAACTAAATCTACAAAAGAAAGGAATAATGCAGTAAAAGAGCTGAAAAGATCGTTCCCTTCTCATCTTAAAAACTTATCAGATGAATCTATAAAAAATGGTGAGGTCGCAAAGTCTATTAAAGAGCAAACAAGGCAAATTATAGCAAATGCTAAAGCGACAGCAGCGGCCGATCAAATCGCAAAGAATTGGTATAAATCATTTCAAGCTGGAGTATCTAAAAATATTGCATATATCACAAAACAGAGATTAGAGCAAGAATTAGTTGCAAAAGAAGCAACGGTTCAACAGCTTTCTCAAATGAGAGCCAGACCAGAAAGTTATGCCGGATTAGCTAAAGAAATTGAGGGAATAAAAGACCGAATAAAAGAAACTGATAGAGAAATAGCAATACAAGAAAATCTACAAGATTCTTATCAAAAATCGTCTCAATCTCTTGAGAAGTTGGTAACAGTTGCTGGTCTAGGTGGAAAGTATGAAGATCCAGATGAAGATTACAATTCTATTTTAGACCAACAAAAGAAGATAGCCAATCTTTTGGATAAACAGGCTCTTGAAAGAAAGCGAAGAGAAGAAGATTTGGAAAATCAGGCTTTCCAAGCTCGTATTAATACGATGGAGGAAGGGGAAGCAAAAATACGGGCACAAAGAGCTTTGGATAACAAAAAGGAAATACAAGACTTAAAACGCCAGAGAGAAGATTACATTCGGACAGAGATTGAGTATCAAAGGAAACTTTTTGATGCAAGGGAAGAATTGAATGTAAAGAAAAATAAGAACTATAAAAAGAAAACATTCGATCCTTCTTCTGTTAAAGTAGATACCTCTTCTATTGATGCTACTATTGGATATGTGAGTAAACGCCAAATTAACGACCAAATACGTAACCAAGAAGAGGCGTGGAATGAATATATCATAAAATATGGTACATTCCAACAGAAAAAAGAGGCCATCACTCGGAAATATGCAGATGCTATTAATAAAGCCGCCAATGCCGGAGAAGCAGCATCCTTACAAAAGGAGTTTGAGGAAGCTTTAGCTAACTTGGATTTGAGTAAGCTTAAAGAGGAAATAAATTGGGAAATGATTTTCGGTGATTTGAGCAAAGTTACTAAAGATCAACTAACCAAAATAAAGAAGCAGTTGCAGGAGTTTAAGAAGTCTTCTGAATTCAAAAATGCTACTCCGGAACAAATACAAGTTATTGAAACCGCAATAAATTCCATCAATGATACCCTTGTCGATAAAGGTGGTTTCTTTGGAGGTATGGCTGATTCTATGAAAGAGTTAGCGGATGCTACAGAACAACTGAAAAAAGCAGAAGAGGAACTGGTTGAAGCTAATAAGAAAGGAACGGATGCCGAAAAAGAAGAAGCACAAAAGAAAGTAAATAAAGCTCAAAATACACAAGTCAATGCACAGACCAATGTTGAAAAATCCAGGGATAAGGCAATTAGTAATATAACGGCTGTTGCTGATGCTATGCAGCAACTGGGAAGTGCGGAATTTAACTTAAGTAGCTTTGGTAGTGCTGTTGGAGGATTGGTAGATGCGTTAAGTGAATCCGGTAGCAAAATAGGAGGAATTATTGCAGCTGTCCTCTCTCTTCTTGATGAATTTGGGAAAGATGGAGGAGTCGAATTTGGCAAAAATATTGTGAACAATGTTATTAGTGCCATTGGTGGAACTATTGAGGTTCCGTTCAAGATGTTAGGAATTGATTTGGGGCTCGGAGGTGCAAACTATTCTGATTACAACGAAATGGTAGCCAAGTATGACGTATTACTTGATGTTTGGGATCAACTCTTAGATAAGAAAAAAGCTTATATAAATGAATCATACGGAGCGGAAGCAACCAAAGCGGGCAAGGAAGCTTTAGACCTATTGAAAGCCGAAAGAGATATAACTAGGGAGCTTGCTAGTGAACGCTTAGACGCTGGAGCAAGTGCAGGCAGTCACTCTATGGCGTATAGAATGTGGCAAGGCTCCTATAAATATGAAGGTCAGAACTGGAAAGATGTAGCTGGAGAAATATCTAGTGCTCTTGGAGGTGTCGAATTCAGCAATATGTGGAACCTGCTTTATATGTCAGCCGATCAACTGGAGTGGATAAAGACAAATTATTCCGGTCTGTGGTCACAAATGGACACGGATTTTAGAGGTTATTTGGATGATATTATTCAATACGGAGAGACGGAGGCGGAAATCATAGAATCAGTAAAGGAGCAGATTACAGGAATATCCTTTGATAGTTTCCGAGATAGTTACGTAAGCCTGTTATCTGATCTTGATAGCACCAATAAAGATTTTGCCGATAGTTTTGAAGAGTATTTAAGAAAATCCATACTTCAGTCTGTTATATCCAAGAACTACGATACTAAAATACAGGAACTTTATGATAGTTGGTCTAAAGCTGGAGAAGATGGATTATTCAGTGAATCAGAAGTAGACAGGTTGCGTTCTATGCAACAAAGTATAACAGATGCGATGTTGGCGGAACGTGATCGACTGGAGGAAGTTTTTGGATGGTCTTCATCTTCATCCCAAGAAGCCTCAAAGAAAGGCTTTGCCACTGCGTCACAGGATTCAATCGACGAGCTTAACGGACGTTTCACCGCTTTGCAAATTGCCGGAGAGGAAATCAAGAATCAGAATCAGCTACAAACAATGTCTATTCTTGAATTGAGAGCGGATATGCTGCCTATTATTGCCAATACCACAGGGATAAAGGACATTGCTAGTGAGACACGGGATTTGTTAAGGCTGTCTTATGAGGAGTTGACTGGTATTCATGATGATACAACAAGCATGAACAAGTCATTGAAGAATATTGAGACGGATATTGCTGAAGTTAAACGAAATACATCAAAATTATAATATATGGCCGACTTATTAATTAACAATAAAGACGCTTTCGCAACGTGGGGCGTGAGAATGGGAGATGGGTTCATTGAAGCTATCTACGCTCCGCTTCCAATGAAAGAAGTTATAGAGAATAAATCCCGTTTACAGGACGGGAAGAAAATAATTATAGCCAATCGGAAGATTGACGAACGGGATATAACACTAACCTTTACCCTACAAGGAAGTTCTCCGTCTGACTACATCACCAAGTATAAGGCATTTCTGAATGAGATTACAAAAGGGGAATTTACTGTCAAGGTTCCCGCCTTAGGAGAGGAGGTTTATCATCTATATTACACCCGTTCACAGCCTTTCGGTTTCAATACGGCAAGGACGTTTTCAAAGATTTCGGTAAAGCTTAACGAGCCAAATCCGGGTAATAGAGAGTAAAATTACCACAATAGGCAAATTGTGGTTCATAGGATTGCCGGATTTTATGTTTTGACGTTTCTATCTGCGAACTTTGTGATATGGCAGAATTAGTAGACATCAAAGACATATCCGGCAACATTCGCTTTTCGACTACTATCAATGAGGGTTCGAAAAGACACTTCCTTTTGATGCAGGAAGATTATATCACTTTGCTATTTAGCCTTTCCAATCCGGTGTATTTCAAACTAGGCGACTACGTAGACAATGAGTTGGGAATATTTGAGCTTGTAGACCTTTATAAGCCTACCTACAATACAACGACAGGTGCATACGACTACGAACTCCGCCTTGATGCTTATTACTGGAAATGGAAGAACAAGAAGTTTTTCTATACACCGGAAACCACCGGACGCGAAGCCGCATGGAATCTCACCGCTACCCTTGACACGCATTTAAATGTTTTTCTAGATAACCTGAATGCACTCGGATATAAGTTCAGAGAGGAAGAGTTTACATACGAGATTGACAGCACAGTAGAAAACACTTCCAAGCTCATTTCCTACGATAACGTGAATCTGATCGACGCTCTCACACAGATGGCGGAGACTTGGGAGTGTGAATGGTGGATAACAGAGCACGTTATTCATTTCGGACGTTGTGAATACAGCTCACCCGTTGATTTCAAAGCCGGTGATTTGACAGACACAGAAAACGTGAATGTCAACAGCATGACACGCAGCGACAGCCAGACCACTTATGCGACCCGTATCTACGCTTTTGGTTCTACCCGTAACATTCCTTCCAGTTACCGGAAAGAATTGATATTCGACGTAAAAGAGGTTAATGGACGTAATATATCCGATACGTCAAGACCGCTCAAAATAAGCTACTTTCCGTCACGAGTTACATATAAGGAAGACTATACCGCTAGTAGCAACGAAGGCAGCGGTTCTTTTACTCCCTCTTATACAGAATGGACGCTTGATAAGACTTTAGCTTCATCAGCCAAGGGTGGTTCTTATAAAGTTGTTTCGGGAGGAATTTCAATCAATATATCAACAGCCGTTCCGCAAATAGGGAACCGTGCTTTTCTACCGGCAGGAGATTATATATTGAAGGCGTCATATATCTATAATGTTTCCGGGGAATCAAAAGAGGTGATTATTGGTAATCAGACCGTTTCATTAGCCCAAAATCAACAATATGAGATTGTGTCTAAAATACAGGTTCCCGACACGTTGGTTATCGACAAAAACAGTTCTGATTTAAAAGTAAGGGTATACGTTCACGTACCAGCTCCAGCTTCTTCCGAGCTGTTATCGACTTTTCAGGCGTATGTAACATACGATATTAACGTGTATGGCGGTTCTTCTGCAACGACTTCCGTAACATTCCTTTCCGGTGCAAATGCCGGACAGACTTTTGCTGCTGTTTACAATCCCGACCTTTTAACCGGTGACGCAGCAAACATTATCCAGTTACCGGAAGGTGTAACCGCCTCTTTAGGTAATCGGTACACCATTAACAACATCATAAGCGGTAAAGTCCCCGATAACTACTTCAGTAAGGATGACAAGGAAATGACCCTTAACGGAGTTGTTCAGAAACGTCTTATGCTCCCGGAGGGTATTTCTTATGTAGATGCTTATAAATACAGCCCGACCGGTGAACGTATCAATATCGGAGATGAACGCTATAATGATCCGGATAACGTGGAAATGCCAGAAGAGGAAGCAATCGAAGAGATCGTTATATTTGAGGATGAATATCCCCAATACAAGGGCACAATATCCAGTGTCAGCCACGATGACAAGGTAGACGATAACGATAAGGAATATCGGATCTATAATTTCAAAGATACGGGACTGAAGAACTTTACAGAAGATTTTAGGCTGGATGGTGAGGAACTTCACATGATATTCCAAACTGGCAAGCTTGCCGGGATGGACTTTGCTATCAATATTGTAGAAAGCGATAACACCGGAACAACCTTCGAAATTGTCCGCAATGAGGATTACGGTCGCTTTCTTCCGGATGATGTTCTTTATCCGCAAACCGCACACATGGAGGACGGTGAAGAAGTCCCCGCAGACACATATATCCTTTACGGCTTTGATACCGCATACATCTCCGAGCAGATGTTGCCGGACGCAGAGCAGGATTTACTCAAAAAGGCAAAGGAGTACGTAAAGAAATCCATGATTGACCCGTCCACCTACGATTGTGAGATGGATGCTGATTTCATCTACAATAAGGGTAATATTCGTACATACGAAGTCGGGGCTAAAGTCAACCTGATAAATAAGGCATTTTTCCCGGAAGGCAGACAATCAAGAATAATCGGTTTCGAGTGGCCGCTGGATATTCCTTACGATCACCCGATTTATACAGTCGGTGAGACGGCTTCATATTCCCGTATCGGTGAGATAGAGAGCAAGCTTGATTCCCTCACTTACAAGGGACAAACCTATTTCGGCTCTGCTGTTGGAGGTGGTGGAATCAGTGTGTATGTTATTGGGGTTAATGACAAGACAATCCCGTCTGACAGAAACGTATTCTCTGCAAAAAGAGTGCTTCAGGAGATTATAGCTTATGCTATAAGTAAGACGAAAGATGACACAGCCCTAGGGCTTATTTCATTCCTGAACGGTATTAACGTTACCAAAGGTGTTGTAACGGACACGATAACTGCAACAGAATTGAGCAGCAATATCGTAAAGGTACTTGATAAGCTTACAGCCAATAATGCCGCTTTCTCCGGCAATATATCTTCTGTTGATTATGCTGAAAAGTTACTTGGCTGGCTGATAACCCCATCCGGTGATATAGATGCAAAATCGTTGCGCCTACGTGATTTCCTTGAAGTGCCGGAATTGCGATATAACCGGGTATCAGTTATCACGGGTGAGGAATGGAACGCACCCGGAGGCGGTATAATCGAATCAGTGGACGAAGAGAACAGCATCGTTTACCTGAAGCTTGAACCGGGCGAGGTTGCAGCTGTTGAAGTGGATGATATTTGCAAGGCTAACTTTAACAATGACACAGGCTTTCAGACAACCTATTTCCGGATCACCGAAAAGCTGGATAATGGTTCTTTTAAATATGTTCTCCGTAGCGGATATACTTACCATCCTCAAAAGGCTATGCACTTTGTTTGCTACGGCAACTTCACCAATGCAGAACGCCAGAAGTCCAGCTATTCCACGCAGAATTATATCCGTTTCCTTAAAGGTGTAAACAACTGGGAGATCACAAAGGATATGATTGCCATGCAGTTGGGAGACCTGTCTAACCTGAAACTGTTTGGAATGGATATGACCGGACATAGTGCATATCTTAACAGAATCTACATGACCGGTACGATCAAGCAGATTTCAAATGATGGTGTGACGGAAGTACCGGTTCCGGCTTTCAAAGGTGAATGGAAAGCGGGGACGTATTGGTATTATGACGAAGTAACCCACAATGGAAGCACGTGGATTTGCATTGAATCCACGACTACGCAGGAGCCGTCAGATTCTTCTACTGATTGGTTGAAGGTTATTTCTAAAGGGGAAGATGGAGCTTCAGGAAAAGGAGTAAAAAGTATCGTAGAGCAATATTATTTATCCACTTCTCAAACGTCATTAACAGGAGGGAGTTGGAATACGACACCCCCAACTTGGGAGAAAGGCAAATATATCTGGACACGTTCGGTTATTACTTATACTGACGATTCAACGACTACTACTGATCCAATTAGCGTAACCGGTGGAGCTGGTGAGAATGGGCTTGGTGTTAAATCGGTTGATGTCTTTTATTATCTTTCCTCCTCTTCTAGCGAGTTAATCGGTGGAGAATGGAGTACTATTGCTCCCACTTGGGTTAATGGCAAGTATATGTGGAGTAAGACAAAAACTACATATACAGACGACACCTTTGTAGAAAGTAATCCTGTTTGTATTACAGGGGGAAAAGGCGAAGATGGAAAAGACGGTAAAGGCGTACAGAGCGTTGATGTCCTTTATTACCTATCCAGTTCTTCAACCTCCCTTTCCGGTGGTTCATGGTCTACGAACTCACCAACTTGGGTAGATGGGAAATACATTTGGAGCAAAACCAAAGTGGTATATACAGACGGTTCATCTATTGAAACCAATCCCGCTTGTATCACCGGAGGTAAAGGTAATACCGGGGATGATGGTAGGGGAATATCAAGCATTGTCGAAGAGTATTATCTGTCTACTTCTTCTAATTCTTTGGTTGGTGGTTCTTGGAGCACAACGCCTCCGGCATGGGAAAATGGGAAGTATATTTGGACTAGATCAGTAATAACATATACAGACAGTACATCAACAACAACCAGCCCAATTTGCTCTACCGGTTCCACGGGTGAAACTGGGATCGGAGTCAAGAGTGTTGCCGAACAATATTACCTGTCTACATCATACAGCACGCCTACCGGTGGATCGTGGCAGACTTCTGTTCCGGCATGGCAGGATGGCAAATACATCTGGACACGTGTAGTTATCACCTACACTAACAATACATATACAGAGACAGATCCGGTATGTGTAACAGGTGGAAAGGGACCAAGCGGAAACGATGGCGTAGGGATAAGTGCCGTTGATGTTTTGTTTTACCTGTCAACCTCTTCTTCATCATTGGAAGGCGGAGCATGGTCTACCACGTCTCCAGCATGGGAGGATGGTAAGTACCTATGGACTAAAACAAAGGTAACTTATACGAATGGTTCGACATGGGAAAGCGATCCGGCTTGCATCACTGGAAGCCAAGGAAAAACAGGGTTACCCGGTGCAATGCTCCGCCCTCGTGGGGTATGGAAAGCTAATACCGAGTATTACCGCAATGAGACCTTCATAGACACAGTAATCTATAACGGCCAGAACAAGTTATGTAAAATCACTCATACATCTACTTCCTCTTTTGACTCAACGAAGTGGGAAGAGTTCAGCGAGTTCGAGAACGTGGCAACAAACGTCCTTCTTGCGCAAAATGCGACGATTGATGTATTAGGCTCTTCTGGGATATTCGTGGGGAACCTTGAGAAAACAAAGGGCTGGATAATGACCGAAGGCTCTATTAAGCATAATGTTACAGGTGTCGAGCTAACATCTGACGGTAAAATATCTCTTCCAGAAACCGGTGGAATAAACGTAGGCGGAAAGACTTTCATAGAAGCCGGCAAGATAAAGACGGAGTTTATTGATGTTGATAATTTGACCGTAAAGAAACTAGCAGCCGTAGAGGGAACAATTGCCGGGTTTAAAATATCTGATACACATATCGGTGTTGATGATCCCAATCATAACAATGCTTATGAAGGATTATCCCTATACAAAGATTTCATTAAATTTTCAGATGAAAAATCATGGGCTGGGATTGGAACTAATGTGTTTCCACTTTCTTCGGGAATGTCATGCTTAGGAAGATTTGATTTTACAAGCTCGGAAGTAGATTCTGGTACTGCCGTTTATGCAAAATTCCGTCCGGCTGTAGACGATTTAGGCTGGTCACAGCAAACAGCAATCCAATACGATGGTAACATATACGGCATAGGACAACGTGCAATATTCGAAGATGGATATATAGGGCAAGCCTATACAGATGTGCTTACCACTTTTATAAAAAGGACTCATAATTTTGTGTTTAATGGTCAGTCTGTTGTTAACTTAGGAATGGTTTTACCAGGAAGAAGTAATTTAGGAATAAATAATGATGTCTCTTTTCTCTTAAGTATTGTCATTACATGGAACCCAACCACAGCTCATCGGATTACCTTAAAAGGTTCATCTGATGGTAGACTGTTAAACAATGCAGGAGAAGTCCTTAGCCCAGAGTTGGATTCAAATGGAGCAATTTCTTTGGGAAGAGGAAATACCCTTTTGCTTAGATATTGCTCCTCACATTATTATATAGTTAGCTATAGATATTAATAATAATTATGAAAATAGACTTTCGAAAAATAGAATTAACCGATCTCGAAGGGAACAAGAGTACCATCGATGTATCACAGAAATTCGCCAATGCAATTTATCAAAATACTGGCGATATTGGAGAGCTTGAACTTGCGAGAGAAATGTATAAAAATGGAGAGGTGGAATTGACCCCCAAACAGGCTGATTCATTAAAGAAATATGCAAATCTTTTTGTTCGGGCTATTGATCGTTTGTCGGTTATCAACGCTCTATCACAAGAAGAATAATTATATAAACTATAAACAAATAAAGCTATGATTCTACTAGTATTAATGTCGTTCATCCTCATTGCCGGCTACGTCTTTGCAATGATTAAAAAGATGGAGGAAATTCCTTACTCTATCAGTGACACCTACTATGCCCTGACGCATAAGTTTTGGTTCGGTTTGTGCATGATCGGCTCCGGTGTATTGCTTCTTCCGGCAGCATTTGAAGCAAGTACGGAAAACAGCCAGTTTCTTGTATTCCTTTCGGTTGTCGGGATGATTGTATTGGGTGTATCTCCCAATTTCAAAGGAAGCCAGAAAACCGCCCATTGTATCGGTGCCGCCATGTCTTTAATCTTCTCCCAGATATGGGTAGGTTGCAATTCTTGGTATTGGCTTTTACTATGGGCTGGATTCATCGCTTACATGGTTATCTCCATGAGTGAGCACTGGACCGGCAATTTCATCTCTGACTTCATAAAGAGAAAGCCTATGTTCTGGATAGAGGTAGTTTCGTTGTTAACCGTTTATCTAACTTGTATCTTATGAAAGAAGCAATAGTACATACCACAACCGGAGGATTTGCCGCAATAGCCACTGCATTTGTTGCCGAATCATTGCAAAATATGATTCCGTGGCTGATTGTCTCATGTGCTGTAATCCTCTGTGATCTCCTATTCGGAGTAAGGAAAAGTATACTAATGGGTGAAAAGGTAAGATTCTCACGTGCGATCCGTGCCACTATGGGAAAGATGGTCACTTACTTTGCTTTCGTCTGCATGGTCTGCATGATTAGCGTAGCAAGCCACAATGAATATCCTATAGATGTGTATTCCTGCTTATTGGTATGCTTCATAGAGGGATGCTCGATAGTTGGGAATATACTGAAGCCAAAGGGGATTAACATCAATCTTATCGGGGCTTTGGGTGTGTTTGGTAAGAAGGTGTTTAAGGTTGATAAGGAAGATGTGAAGGATATAATCGAAAAAGAGGAAATACATGAATCAAATAAATAAAATATATAACGAGGATTGTCTTGAGGGTATAAAACGCATTCCTGATGCAAGTATAGACTGCATTTTAACCGACCCACCCTATCTCTATTTGAAGGGGCAGAAATTAGATCGTCCGTTTGATGAGCACGCTTTATTCACAGAATTTAAACGGGTGTTAAAGCCTACGGGATTTATCGTTCTGTTCGGTCGCGGTACGTCATTTTATCGCTGGAATACCATTCTATCAGATTTAGGACTTAAATTTAAAGAGGAAATTATCTGGGATAAAGGTTATTGCACTTCACCATTAATGCGATTATCTAGGGTACATGAAACCATATCTATTAATTCAATGCCTAAAGCTACTATTAATAAATGCAAAGTTCCGTATCTTGAGATGAAACAGTACGACATAGCAAGTGTAATACAGGACATCAAGAGGTTGCGTTCGGTATTTACTCAATCTAAATCAATGGAATCTGTTAAAAAATTTTTAGAGAACAACTGTCGGGATACTTCTGATAGCTGGGAAGCAAACAACATATCAATATCATCTGATATTACTAAGGAAGATAGATGTGTATCTGTCATGCGTATGTTTGAACAAGGCATGAATGAGAAAACAATTATTAGGGTAGATAGAACAGACTGCGAAACGTTTACAAAATTTGGAATAAACTCGGATAAACGTAAAACTGGTGATAGATGTTGCAATGTTATGCAATCAATGGAATTTGGATTAAATGAAAAGTCGATTATAAAATGTGCACGAGATCATTACTCCGCAATACACCCTACCCAGAAGCCGGTTAGGTTGATTGAACGGCTATTAGCATTAGTCACGCAACTAGGTGATGTCGTATTAGATCCGTTCTCTGGAAGTTGTTCTACTGCTGTGGCTTGTATCAATACCAATCGAAAGTTTATTGGTTTTGAAATTGATAAAGAGTATTACGATGCAGGCATTCATAGGATTAATGAAACTTTGAAAGATTTAAAACTAGTAGTATGATAAATAAAATCAGCGCCTTAGCCAGCAAGCTTCTATCCAAGATCGGCATAGACGGCATGGCTCACATTATAGTCTGCCAGAACCTGGTAATATGGCTATCGAAATATACGCCACTGTGGTTAGCAATCATTATAACCGTCGTGATCTTCATCCTAAAGGAAGTGTACGACAAGTACTGCAAGAAAACAGAGTTTTCAATTAAAGACATCATCTGTGATTGTGTGGGGCTGGCGTTGGGAGTATTAACATTGATATTATAGGAGGAAATAATATGAAGAGAGAAGATATAGACTCAATCATCATTCACTGCTCGGCAACACGTGCCGGGCAAGACTTGCGAGCAAAGGACATTGACCGGATGCACCGGGCAAGGGGATTCAATCAGATCGGTTATAATTATGTAATCGACCTGGACGGAATGATCGAAGAGGGCAGACCGCTCACCGTTGATGGAGCACATTGTAACACAAAGGGATTTTCCGGTAAATCGTATAACAAGCACTCGATCGGCATTTGTTATGTTGGCGGACTGGATGCAAATGGAAAGCCCGCAGACACTCGCACTCCGGCTCAAAAGGCTAGTTTGCGGCAACTGATTGACAAGCTTTGCAAAGAGTATCCTATCATCGAGCTTCTCGGACATCGTGATACTTCACCCGACCTAGACGATTCAGGTGAGGTAGAACCGGCTGAATATATCAAGGCGTGTCCTTGTTTTGATGTGCGGGAAGAGTACCCGAATTTCTTACGAAATACAGTAATAACAGCAAAAAAATAGGAGGAACAATCATGAAATCAACAGATATCACATTTAGCCAGATCGCAGAAAAGCGTTATCTAAGCGATGCCATTCAGGTAAATTCAGAAACCATTGGGCTCCAGCTAGAGTTTAAAGAATCCGGGAAGCTGGCTGTTTATATAAGCTATGATGGAGAAAAATACTCTGTTGTAGAGACTAGAAATTTCACTACTCTGAATTTCGCCCGTCCCGTTGTCGGTCTTATACCCGGACAATACATCAAGGTTGAATGTGAAACGCAGCCTGTCAAGGCTCAATACTTTGAATCTGAAGAATAATGGGAGCGATAGGATTAAATCCGATTAGGCTTGACCGGATAGGGCTTGATCCTATCCGCATCAATGCGATTAAGTTGGGAGTTCCGGGAGCTGCTTCCGACCGTCCTTACATCGACCCGGAAGTCTTAGCATCCTTGAAAGCTGTGTGCATCTGCTACGGTAAGAGCAACGACGATCCGAACAGGGCTGTTGTCAAGAACTTGGTGGATCCTGACAATCCGTTTGTTATCAGCAACGCAGCTTACACCGAAGGAAGTGGCTACGCAGATAAAGGTAGTCCTTACTATGGCGCCTTCGTCACCGACGGAATCGACGACCTGATTACTTCCACCAAATCAGCAACAGAAATGTTAGATGGCAGTAATGAGGTTACAGTTGTTAGTATGATTCATCAGATAAAAACAAATGATGATACTACTAGGAACAACTGGCTCTTTACTCCGGTATCTTATTTGGAAAATAGAATAGTAAAGGATAAAACAGGAAAGACGGGTATTTATGGCTATACTTCAACTAATGTTACCGGTGCACAGATTTCAGATATAACTCCAATTTTAGGTGATAAAAACGATTATACTCTATATTCTAAAATAGAACATGGAGATATAGATTATTTTTCTGTTGAAGGATTTCAGAATGAAGGAATATGGTACACTTCTTCTGTTGCTTGGTACTGGACAATCATCGCCAACAAGGTACTGACTACCGACCAAATCAACCAAGTAATCGCTTACTTCAACTTGGATAGGACTCTTAACCCTGATATACTGTGTAATACCATCAAGCAGGGAATCACCAACGAGAACCACGCAGAGTTTGGCGATAAGCTGATTGACTTTTCAGGCAACGGTAGGGATATTCAGCTGAATAATATTGCTTGGGACGGGGATAGTGGTATAGGTAAGTATAATTATCCTAACTGGAAGGTTAATGTTACACAAGGGAATAAATACGCTCGTATTGTTTATTATGATTCTATCAATGGTACTTATTCGGCTAACTTTAAAGGAATAACAGATCTTTATAAGAGTTATGGCTTGTCAATAGAGATTAGAGTAAATAGAGCAAACACTGTTGATTTTCATTCAATAAAGGAAGATGGTATATACACTATAACTCCACCCGATGATACTACAAGTATGGATATACGTTTTGGTGGAGAGAACGTTTATAATGCTTCTTGTAATATAACCATCACCCAAATCCCTTCCCATGCAGGTGGTTTATGCCTTGACGGTATCAATGACTTCGGTAATGTGACAGGGATGCCGATTTACAAGGATTATACTGTTATCGCTGATTACATTAGAATATCTGCAAAAGAAAATGCGGCAGATGCTCCAATATTATCTAAATCCAAAGTAATAAATAATGGTGCTTTCTTATTTAACTATTTAGATGTAAGTTCAATACTTAACTCTTATTCGTTCGGAACAAACAATATGTTGGCAAGTATAAGTGATTCTGAAAGAAAAATCTACTATCAATCCAAATATGTAAATGAGGGTAAGAGTATAAATAGTGGAACAGGAACAGATTACGATTCTATGTGGCTAGGTATTTATAGAGATAATACTCAAATCTTCTTAAATGGAGCTATCTACTCTCTCATGACCTTCCCTTATAGCATGTCCGAGTTCTTGATAGAAAGACAACTAAAGAAGCATAAGTTAGGAACACTATATCCTAATATGGTTGAATTTAGACCGATAGTGAAGAGTAATCTACCTTATTCTTCCATTTCCTATTCTGTTAATCCCGGAGAATATATCTCTGTAGATAGCATGGTTACCATCACTATAACGTTACCAAATACTTCTGATAAACTAATGGAGGTATCGTGCAATGCTATCAGTGACATATCCATATCCGGTGACAATGGCGTTTACGAGATTACGGGAAAGGTAGGCAAGTCTCCTCAAAAGATAAACATGATTATCTCCAGTTACTTGACAATGTTAAGCAACTCAACTTTAATTTCAAATGAAACATTAATTAAAAACGAATGATATGGAAAATTTAGAAAAGATACAGGAAATCGGAACTACCGAAAAGGCTTGGATTGAATATGCACAAGCTATCGACCGAAACAACGAAAATATAAGAATAGCGTTAGATGGTATTATTCGCAAAGAAGTGCTTCAATCTACTATGAAAAGAATAGCTATTTATGTCCCTTTTCCCAACATGAAATTACCTATTTTTTTGAAAGTTCAATGTGCTTCTCCTACAGTTCCTGTTTTTAATATATATTACAAGGATAGCCAATCCGGAACACTTAAGGTTTACCTCAAAAATCAATCATTTGATACTGAAATAGAAATTAATATTCAGCCCGGATATCCTTATTTATATATCTATTCTACGAGTATTGATGATGAGGTAATCGAACCTGTAGATTATTCATTTACTTACACGACTCCTGATTCTATGGAATATATACTAAATAACATAGATTTGAAAGGTTCTAAAATTGTAGCATTTGGAGATAGTATTACAGAGCTTAAAGATGATAAAGGTCGTAGTTATAGTGATTATATCGAGAAATTTTATGGTGCAAAAGTGTTTAATGTAGGTATTGGGGGCACACAGATTCGCCAGAGGACCCACCCTGTAGAAACTCCTACTAGCGAATTGCAGGGATATGCCGCACTGGATGTTATAAACATGGTGAAAGCCGCTTGCTCCCAGGATTTCACTATGCAAGAAAATGCTGCGACCTATTTGAAGGAGCTTAAAAATAGTGATAAAACAGCTATAATTGAGTTGTTGAAGTCCGTAGATTGGGATTCTGTTGATGCAGTTACAGTTTTTGCAGGAACAAATGACTGGCCTTCATATTCTGCGACTTTAGGTGAGAGTGGAAGTACGGATATTGGTAAGACTTTAGGAGCTGTCAATGAAATTATAAGATTGTTATCATCGACATACCCTCATGTGAAAATCTATTGGTTCACCCCTATTGTTCGATATTCGTCTTACTCTATTTCCGAATGGGATGATAGGTATTGGAGTGATAGGATGGGTAGCACTGAACAACCATATCTTCCACAATCAGGAAGCAATGAGCCTAACACCTCTGACTCATTGAAAAATGGGACACTTAAAGATTTTAGTGAAGCTATTGAAAATGAAGTAAGACTTAACCATATCCCATGCTGTGATATGTATAATACGTTGGGGTGGAATAAGTATAATTTCAGCCAATACTTTAATGATAGTGATGGTACACACCCTAAAAAAGGATTCAAGGAAATAGCTAAAAAAATTGCTTCCTTCCTAATCGCAAATAAAACGTTTTAATAGCAATTATGAAATACATTACATTCCCCACAGCGAATTTGAACGAAATTATTAACAAAATAACATTTATAAAATAACTTATGTCAACGTTACAGTACATCGTTTTTCCATATTCCGATTTGGAGGAAGTTCCACAAGAGGAGCTGGATAAAAGAAATTTAGTGCCTCGTATAAGCTTGAATGGTAAAAAGGCTTTGATGAAAGCCGAACATTATGCTGAAATATTTGCAAGTAAAATGATTATGACTCTTTCAGAGGACGGAGAGACACCGATTGTGTCTTATCCTTATCCGGTATACGAAGGCGAAGAATTGAATACTTTGCTGGCAAGTTCGGAGTGGTCTTCAAGCGATAGTATTCTATGAAGTCCCTCCCTTGGATACTAGTCTGCCTGTTGCTTGGCGTGATCGTGTGGATGCAGTGTAATCCGCACGAGCCTCTCCCGCCAGAAATCAAGACCGAGACGAAGATAAAGACGGTTATCAAGGTTTGCTCCTTAACCATATCTCCGCCTATGGCTCCCTTGCTCTTCATTCAACTAAAAGACACCATGCACATAGGTGATACGGTAGTCGAGCGTGAACAGGCTTACTATGAAGACAGCCTTTACCGTGCATGGGTGTCCGGCTATCGTCCGAGACTGGATAGTTTGCAGATATTTCCAAGAGCTGTATTTCAGACAGTGACGAATGATATTTATCATACTGTTACTTCGAAGAAGAAACGATGGGGATTAGGTTTACAGGCAGGGTATAGTTATCCGGGTGGTTGGTACGTAGGAGCTGGAGTTAGTTGTAACTTATTTATGTGGTAATACCGGCACTATCTTCACAGACCGTTTCCGGTATGAAAAGTTTAAGTTTCACTTATATAACAATTTCCTACGGAAAAAGGTTTTAAAGGAAAGGAGGATAAAATGATACATTAATTAATACTAAGCACTAAGTTTATCCGGTAAAGTAGAAGGCCGGTAATCGTTAATGATTATTGCAAGGGTTATATCTTTGTGTTTGTCCCTGGCTATGTAGTCGGGGATTCTTGCTGCTTCTTTTGTAAATAATAGATCTTATTTGTATTTTTGCAAAAAATAAGAATATGGCTAATTTTTATGATATAACAGAATGGAACGAAAAACCTTTTTTTAATACTAAAGGTACACGCAATAAATGTGTAGTTAGTAATCCCGAAGATGATAGCGTGTATTTCTTTAAAACCTCCATGTTAAAAGAGGGGAAAGATTATAAACCAGAGTTTTGGTCTGAAATTATATCTTCAGAAATAGGTCGTTCTTTAGGGTTTGATGTGTTAGAATATAATATAGCAAAACATGGAAGCGAAATAGGATGTATTTCTAAATCTATGAATACCGAAGAAGAATGTTTGACAGAAGGAGTAAGTATATTGACTGGCTATGATAATACATATGAGCCTGAAAATAAAGAATCATATTCAGCTTATACCTTTCATTTTATAAAATCTGCTATCGAAAGTTTTAACTTTGGTGAACACATAGAAGATATCATAAAAACTATCATTTTTGATAGTATTATTGGGAATAGTGACAGACATCAAGAAAATTGGGGGTTTATTACACCATATAAAGAAACCGAATTGACCAATGAAGAAGCAAATCATGTCTTTTCTAAATTAAAAGATCGTTTTAAACAAATAAAAGATTTCCTTACAAAAAATGAAGGATTTAATAATCCAAACGGCCATGTAAAGATGAAAATCCTCAAAATGGAGGGCAGGTATTCTCCTATATATGACAGTGGTTGTTGTTTAGCCAGAGAAAAAAGTGAAGACGCTGTAAAGCAGATGTTGAACGATGAAATAATGTTCGACAGTTTTATCAATCGGGGAAAATCTGAAATAAGATGGGGTAACGATGGAAATAAATTAAATCATTTTGAACTTATAAAAAATATAAGAGTCGAATTTCAAGAAATAGTAGATGGCATAATAAATAATGTTATATCTTTGTATGATGAAAACAAAATACGTGATATAATTTTTTATATAGATAAAGAGCTTCCAGATGATTTGAGAGAAGAATATGGTTTGTCTTCTTATCGTAAGGAGCTGATTTTTAAATTGATAAAAGAACGCATTTTGAGACTAAAAAACATTATATTATGAAGAGATATATAAAACACATCTATCTTATTTGGAGACGTGGCAGGAATGATAGTCGAATAAAGATAGGTAAAATAACTCGGAATCAGACTGAAGGAGTTAGGTTTGAGTATATATCTGATGGAGTAAAAGAAGCTTTAGAAAAAGGTTTTAATATGTATCCGGATTTTCCAAATCCAGAAGTTGTATATAAAAATAATGTTTTAGAAGTATTTGCTCAACGCTTAACTAATACGGAACGTTCCGATATACAGAAATATTATAATTATTGGGAAATTAACCCTAAATTGAAAGATAACAAATACTATGTATTGGCTCAAACTCAAGGATTGTTATCAACAGATAATTTTGAATTTTTAGCAGAATATTATCCTGTTCGTGATTTGAAATTTACTAGTGAAGTTTGCGGACTGACGAGAAGACAATTGCCTAGTGGAACATTAAAGGAAGGAGATATACTAGAATGGAGGTTGGATAAGAAAAATTTATATGATAAATATGCAGTTCAACTCTTTAAAGATGGCATAGACATAGGATATGTTAAAACTGTCCATAGTAAAGTTTTTCATGATTCTAAGTATAAACTTTTTAAAGTTCAAGTAAAGAGTGTAGAGCAAAATGGACATCTTAATAGAGCGTTCATTTCGATTACAACAATCGATAGAAAGCATTCGAGCCCTTATTGAATATGACACTCCCGGTGTATTAGATATGCCGGGATTTTTATACCTTTGCCGAAAACTAATATTATATGGCAGAAGAAAATAAATACAACCACGACTCGATCAACGAGCTATTAACCTGGGCTAAAGAAACGCTCAACAATAAGAGATACCCGTCCGGGGAATTCCAGCTAGATAAATGCGCAAAGATTCTCGATTGCGGAAAATACCTTGATTCGATGATAGCAGTGATTTCGAGGAACTGGGAGAACCCTACGTTTTACCCGACTGTAGACCAGTTGAGATTGTTTAGGGAGAAGATAGAGAAGGCAGCCGAATAAGCTGCCTTTTTCTTTAAAATATGAGTTTGTTTTACTATAGTTTTACTTCGTGACTGCTTCGTTTGTGTAAGTGGTTGATTTGTAGTTGTGTATTGCATGTATAGTGTTATTATAATATTATGGGACTTCCCATACAGAAGTTGTATGGAGAGTTGAAAAAGTTATAGTAAGGATTCTGAATCTATCTGAATATTTCTACTTAATCCAATAATATGAAAAGGCTACCTCAAAATAGAAAATGAGGCAGCCTTTTCTGTATTCTTAAGCAGGGACATTTGCTGAATATCCCGAATTGAAAGATGCAGGAGACTATAATAAATCCAACATCAGAGGAATGTCCTCTTCTCGAATCCCTTGTGTGAGAAGAGATTCTTCATCTTTGTGGAACATCTCTAAGAATCTTTCCCGGTTCCCACTAGCTGTAATGGCTTTTCCGTAGAAAACGGCAGCTTTCTGAATATCTCCCATTACCCAGGCCACATGCCCTGCGTTCATATAATCAATAGCCAGCGGCTTTTGTTC